AGAATTTATCACAACCATGAAAAATGGGAAGATTTGGGAATGTGGTTTAAACGACCGTTCGACCTGCAAGCTGCAATAGATTTTACCGGAAATACAGAATTATATGGCGAATATATGTGGCGTGTAATTTGCCAATGGCCTTTAACTTGCGAACACAACCTGACAGCTAATGGTAACAGGCAAGCTTGGTTAGGTCATGCAGCCGCATATATGGCAATACAAGCCCCTGAATCAGTTACCCGTAAAGCGTGGAGTTTCTTAACAGAAATACAGCGAATTGAAGCAGATAAAAAAGCCGCTGAATGTATTGAAACATGGGAATGGCAGCACAACCATAGTCTAGGTGTTAAGTCTGTGAGTGGCCCGTATATTGACGCTTATTTAAAACGCGATTACGATTACATACCGGATGAATTGCCAGGCTCATTACAGGATTTGGCACCGGCTTATAAATTTATTTGCGCGGCAATTCTTAAAAACGATCTACATCTATCATCATTAGGATACTCAAAACCAAAATCAGAATATTACTCACTTTTAAAGAAAATAGAAATAGATGAACGTTTACGAAGCAAGCAACAACCGGCTTAAATACATATTTGATAATTTCGATAACGTTTACTTATCGTTTAGCGGCGGTAAGGATTCCGGTGTAATGTTAAATCTTACTATTGATTGGATGCGTAATAATGTTCCTGGTAGAACGTTGGGAATTTTCCACTTGGATTATGAATGTCAGTACACCATGACTACTGAATACGTAAACAAAACCCTTTCTGAAAATACAGATATTTTGGATATTTACCGGGTGTGCGTACCTTTTAAGGTAACAACCTGTACATCTATGACCGAAAGCTATTGGAGACCATGGGATGAAAGCAAGCGCGAATTATGGGTATCCCCTATGCCTGAAAATTCCAAAACGTATTTTTCATTTTATGATGAAGAAATGTGGGATTATGAATTTCAGGAAAAATTTTCACTTTGGTATCATAAAATTAAAGGCTCAAAACGAACCGCTTGCTTAGTCGGTATCAGGACACAGGAGTCTTTAAACAGGTGGAGGGCTATTCATTCAGACAGAAATTATAATAATTTCATGGGCAAGGATTGGACTAAAAAAATGTATAATAACGTTTTTAACTGTTACCCTATTTTCGATTGGACTACACAAGATATTTGGACAGCTAACGGTAAGTTTGGTTGGGATTACAATAAGCTGTATGATGTGATGTACCAGGCTGGAATACCAATAGATCAACAACGGGTTGCGTCTCCATTCATAAGTACCGCAATATCTTCACTTAAAATGTATAAGGTCATAGAGCCTAAAACATGGGGTAAACTTATAGGCCGCGTCAACGGCGTTAACTTCGCCGGTTTATATGGCGGTACTACCGCTATGGGTTGGCAATCAATAAAGTTACCACCGGGTCATACATGGAAATCTTATATGTTTTTTTTGCTTGATACATTACCGAAAAATACCGCTGATAATTACCGCGCAAAACTTTCTGTATCACAGGAATTTTGGCGTACTAAAGGTGGCTGTTTGTCAAATGAAGTAACTGATAAATTAGTTTCAATGGATGTTCCCATAACAATACAGCCAGCAGGAAATTACAAAACTGACAAGCTGCCTGTAACGATGGAGTATTTAGATGATTGCGATATTAAAGAGTTTACACAGATACCTACTTATAAAAGGATGTGTATTTGCATCCTAAAGAACGATCACCTGATGAAGTACGCAGGTTTTTCACTAACAAAAAATGAAGAAATTTACAGACAAAGAATATTAAAAAGATATGAGCAACTTTAAAAGTCCGGTTTACAATGTTATCGCTGTTCCAATTGATGAAATACAGGCAAACAGCTATAACCCTAACAGTATACCAACCCCTGAAATGAACCTGTTAGAGGTGTCAATTTGGGAGGATGGTTATACGATGCCAATAGTTTGTTATCGCCTTGAAAATGGCAAATATGAGGTTGTAGATGGGTATCATAGGTTAACAACTATGCGACAATCAAAACGCATATTCGACCGGGAAAACGGGCTTTTGCCAGTGGTTGTGATTGATAAAGATGAAGCTAACCGTATGGCCTCAACAATACGCCATAACCGGGCACGTGGTAATCACTCAATTGAGCTAATGAGTAATATAGTGGTGGAGTTAACTCAATCTGGTATGAGCGATGCCTGGATATTAAAACATATTGGTATGGATGCAGATGAACTAAACCGACTTAAGCAAATAACCGGTTTAGCTTCACTTTGGGCGAATAATGAATTTAGTGAAACTAATTACAACTGATATGTATAACAAAGCTCATTGGGATAAAACCAAAAAAAACGCACTATATCGCCACGCTGAAATAATAGAGTCGTTTATTAAAAACAATTACTCAACCACAAAAACTATGGCAGAATGTAAATGTAGTTCGCCATCTGTTTCAAAAGCTCTGGCAAGATATTTATGCAAACCAAAAGAATCAATTGTTTTAATGTCAAAAATTTAGTTAAATTTAAACCCATGAAACAATTAAAGGAAAAAATCCAAAAATCAGGATTGAAGCAAAACTTTATAGCTGAAAAGGTGGGGGTAGGAAACTCACATCTTACCATGATGCTTAACGGTAATGCTGTTATGCCGGAAGATGTTAGGAATAAGATAAACGAGCTACTTTCAAAGGTATCTGTTTAATTTTTAGGCTGTAAATTTTTATAAAAAGTTAAATGTCAATAGTTACAATTGATGCTAAAATTATCGTACCTGATACGGTTATACAGCTTACACCAATTCAGGAAAAATTTAATTCTGCTATAATTACGGCACATGAAAATATTGATGTTCCACCGATTTGTATTGAAATAAAAGAGGGCGAATTTTCGTCTGAAATTGGCACGCTTGGTAACATATCATTATTTATAGGCAAGGCTAAGCAGGGTAAAACTTTCGCAATATCAATGGTAATGGCAGCGGCCGAAACCGGTGAGTGGTTGATGGATAAAATAAAAGTTAATTTACCAATTGATAAAAAAACTGTTTTATACATTGATACCGAACAAAGCCGATACCATGAACAGCGAGTGCTTAAGCGCATATTGAAACTTGCCGGTCGCGATGATGCTGTTAATCTAATTGCCTTAAACCTTAGAAAATATTCACCAAATGAACGCCTTGAAATTGTAGAGCACGCTATTTATGAACTTGAAAATTTAGGTTTGGTTATTTTAGACGGTGTTCGTGATCTTATTAGTTCAATAAATGACGAGGAGCAAAGCAGTATGATAACTTCTAAGTTGCTTAAATGGAGCGAAGAAACTAATTGTCACATTTGCGCCGTGCTTCATACTAACAAAGGCGATAACAATGCCAGGGGGCATTTAGGAACTGAATTAACCAATAAGTCTGAAAGCGTTATATCAGTACAAAAAGATACTGAAAATAAAGACAATATTATCGTTAAACCTGAGTATTGCCGCAACCGGGAATTTGAAGAATTTACTTTTTATATTGATGATTTTGGCATGCCATTTATAACGGAAAATAGTCAACCATCCATTGCAAATAAACGAAAATCATTGAGCCCGGTTGACATTGATAAAACAACACATGGATTAGCATTATCACATGCTTTTAAATCATCACATGAATTACTTTACAAAGATTTAGTTGCAAATGTTAAGGATTATTTTATGAGGTATGGAGGTCAATTCGGTGATAATAAGGCAAAGGATTTTGTTGTTTTTTATACTAATGAGGGCTTAATTTTAAAGGAAAATAACGGTGGAAAATACCCTGTTTACATAAAAAAGACTTAAACCGATTAAACCGATTAAAGTTAATAACAAAACATTAATAAAATTATAAATATCATAACAAAACATGTAAAATACCAATCAGTTTAATCAGTTTAATCAGTTTAATCAGTTTAATTAACAACCGGTTTAATCGGTTTACCCGCCTATGTAAATAAGGCGGGAGTAAACTGATTGGTTTAATAAACTGATTAATTAGTCTAAAATAAAAAATTACATTATAAACTAAATTTGTTATATTTAAACCATGAAAACAAAAAAATGCTTTAGATGCCAAACAGAAAAGAAAATTTCTGAATTTGGAAATAACAAACAAAAAAGAGATGGTCTTTCTGTTTATTGCAAGCCGTGCTTGATAAACGCAATAAATGAATCAAGGGAAAGAAATGGTAAAAAGCCATTTATACCAAAAGAAAAAAAAGAAAAAATGTCTCCGGAAGATAGAAATAAATCAAATCATCTTCGAAAATTTAATCTTTCATTACCTGCATATAAATCAATGTTATTAGATCAAAATAATTGCTGTGCTATATGCAAAGACAGTTTTATTGGGGTTAGGATTTATGTAGATCATTGCCATAAAAATAAAAATGTTCGAGGCTTGCTTTGTTTAAATTGCAATATAACACTTGGTCATGTAAAAGATAATATTGAAACATTAAAAACTATGATTAATTATTTATCAGTATGAAATCAATTTTAGACCGTCAAGTAAGCTGTTACAAATCATACACTGACCCTAATCCGGTTGAGATAAATATTCAGACTTTTTTAAATAGCAGAAAGTTTGCAAGCCAGGTTGATGAAATCAGATTAACCGATGACAAAAAGGAACGAGATCGATTAAAAGCATTATTGCCAGCTATAACACCAAGCGGTATTTTTAAATATCGTAATGAAGCTGGATTAATTAAACATTCATCATTAATTCAGTTTGATATTGATTATAAAGGAAATGAGCATATTGATAATTTTGAAGATTTAAGAACGGAAATTGGTAAGTTATCATTTGTAGCTTATTGCGGTTATTCAACAAGCGGTATGGGAATATGGGGACTTGTTCCGATAGCTTATATCGAAAAACATAAACTTCACTTACAGGCCCTTAAAACCATATTTAAAGGGTATGATATAAAAATGGATAATGCCCCATCCAATGTTGCATCATTGCGCGGTTACACTTATGATGATGAAGCGTATATTAATACAAATGCTACCGTTTTTACTTATATTCATAAAAACGAGCCTATACGAATTCACACCACCAACCACGAACAATCAATTGAAAAAAGGTTTGAACGTGCCATTAAAAAAACACAGGAGAATGAATTGTTTGTTGACGGTTCAAAGCATTGTTTTTTAGTTAAATTGGCAGGGTATTGTAATGCAGTAGGTATCGCACATGAAGATTGTATAGATTTGGTAGAGCAAAATTTCAGATCATTAACCGGTAGTGATATTGATTTAGCCAAGCCTGTTCATAATGTTTATAAATCATATAAAAATCAATTTTCAGAATATGCCTAATTACAAAAAATACGCAAAACCAGTAACGACAAAACCATGACAGTATAAGACCTAATCGACAAGCTACAGTTAGCTAAAGACAAAAACCAACAAGTTGAGGTAATAAGCCTCAATATAAATTGCGGAGTAGTATGCTCTGTTTTTCAATCACCAAACGCAATAGTTTTAAAAGCGTTTATAGATAATACTGAATATGAAGACTAAACCCAACGTAACCCTATACATATGCCAGCATTGCCGTAAACCATATCAGGTAAAGCACGCATGTGAAAGACATGAACCTATATGTATTAAAAACCCGGAATATAAATCAGCATGTGGCGGCTGTACTTTTTGTCAGGAAGTAGAAAAAGAATATTATTTTGACGCTTACGATGGCGAGCATACAAAAGTTACGAAAGGCTTTTTATGCACTAAGCTAAATCAAAAAATGTATCCGCCTAAAGTTGTAAGAAAAGGTATACTAGATAATTATCCTGAAAGTTTTGAAGGGGAAGTTTGTATGCCGAAAGAATGTGAACACTTTGAATTTACTTGGTAATGGCAAAGTCTTACAAAAAGTACGCTAAGCCGGTCACCACGTTCGATATGTTCACAGGCAACATGACCACTGCCGAGCCCGACACACCGCGTTATAAAGCCAAGCCGAAGCCTAAAGTGCCTTATGTTCATCCGCCTTGACTGGTGGAGTATTTGACGAAAAGGGATAGACTTTTGTGGAAAACAGCGAGTGAATCAACAAAATTGGAATTGAAGGAAAAATATAAAGTTTAAAATTATGAGCGCATACGAAGGTAGTAAAATGCAGGAAAATGATGAGAATAGGAAACAAGGTTTCTTAGGTCACATCAAAATAAACAAAGGCGAAACCAGAAAGGAAAAAGCTGAACAACAATTACACGATGCTATAATGCAAAAGATGGATATACCATTTGAGCAGCAGGCCGAAAAGAAGATGCAGGTTCACGAGGCCGCGCGTAGGCTTGAACTTGCTGCATTCATCGAATGGATGCACGATAAAAACTATTTTATTGGAAAGTTATGATAGACCGCTATCCATTCACCCCAATCGAACCAACCTACTTCGCCAACGAAGCCCAACTCCAATCCCACCTAATCAAATGGATAAAACACAATTGGCCTCGTCTTCATTTCCGCTGCGATTGGTTCGCCGACCATTATTGCCCGCCGCATATCAAAGAGCAATACCAGGCAGCGCAAAGCGGTAGTGATGAATTTGAGGGTACTGGCTATCCAGATTTACATATAGTTCATAATAACGGGATATATCCTGGGTTGTATATTGAGACGAAGTTAAGCGCTGATAAGGCATTCAGAAAAGACGGGGTGACATTATTGAGTAGTCAACACCTATGGAATCAATTCACGTACCACACCTATTTAAAAGCCCAAGGTTACGCAGTTATATTTGGTTTGGGTGAATTACACATAAAAAGTAATATCGTGGCTTATATGGCAGGAAATAAGATTGGGCAAAAAATTATTGCTGTTCCTTATGCGGACAAACACCGCGCCGCATCAGACAAGGCAGCGGAGGAATTTCAGAGGCAATATGATTTGGATAATCCTGACTTCATGGCAACACCTTTCGGATAAACAATAATTATTTGACATTGTAAAAAATAGTTGGTAGATTAGCGGGTATGGCAGCACCGAAAGGCAATAAGTTTTGGGAGAATAGAAGTAAACATGGCAGGGATATTTTATTTGCCACGCCTGAATTACTTTTAGAGGCTGCGTGTGAGTATTTTGAATGGTGTGTTGCTACACCACTAATTGAAGTTGATTTCAAAGGTAAAGATGCTGATAGGGTTGAGATACCAAAGATGCGCCCATTTACCATACACGGGCTATGTTTATATATCGGTTGCGGTACTTCTTATTTCAGAAACTTTACTCCACCTACAGAAGATTTTAAGGCAGTCATAACACGCATAGAGGAAATTATATATTCTCAAAAGTTCGATGGAGCCGCCGCAGGATTCTTAAATCCAAACATAATAGCACGTGATTTAGGCTTAGCTGAAAAGACTGAAACTAAAGATACTACCGAAAAATCAGCAGAATTTGATAATCTTTCAGATGACGAATTGATGAAACTTGCTGAAATGATGCAAAAGCTAAATGCAAATTGACCCCTCAAAATTACCATCCTTAGATAAAATACAGGCCGAACTATGCAGACGGTCTTTTTTTTATTTCGTTCAACAATTTTGGAGTATAATAATACCTGAAAAACCGGTATGGAATTGGCACATAAAGGCATTATGCGATGACCTACAACCTGTATTGCTTAGAATATGCTCATATCAAATAGGTAAAGACAAAGACGGTAAACCCATAATAAAGCCGCGTGAGGATAAATTATTTGACGGCATTACAAATATACCACCCGGCACAAGTAAATCAACTATATACACCATAATGGCTCCGGCGTGGATATGGACTATTGACCCAACCATAAGAATTTTAACATCAAGCTACTCCGCATCGCTTTCTACAGACCACGCCCTAAAGTCGCGTGATATAATTCGAAGCGATAATTATAGAAAATGGTTTCCAAATGTTGCTATAAAAACAGACCAAGACAATAAAACACATTATAAAAATACTAAATCAGGTGAGCGGTATGCAACATCCGTAGGCGGTACTGTTACTGGTTTCCATGCGCATTTAATAATGATTGATGACCCTATAAATCCGACAGAGGCAGAAAGTGAAGCTGAAAGGTTGACAGCTAATAATTTTGTAACAAATACGCTTAGTACCCGAAAGGTTGATGAACGCATAACGGTTACATGGTTGATTATGCAGCGGCTTAATGACGACGACCCTACTGGCAAGATGTTAGAATTAAACCCGGGTATACACCATGTTTGCTTACCGGCAGAAATTGATGATAATGTTAGCCCGGCATCGTGGAGCGGATTTTATATTAATGGGTTGCTTGACCCATTACGAAAGGGAATTGAACAACTAACAAAGCAAAAAGTAATTTTAGGCTCTTACGGATATTCAGGACAATATGGGCAAAGACCAACGCCAAAAGGTGGTAAGATATGGCAAAAGTGGTTTATTGAAATTGATGATAATTTATTTCCATCATTAGACGACATGATTGATGTAGGCAATGATTGGGATTTAGCTTATACTAAAGATGATGACAATGCGGCATCTGCTTATATCCGAACAGGTAAAATTGGAACTAAAATGTATATTGACGGTTTTGATTTCGCTTATAAGGAAATGCCGGAATTACTACAATGGATGCGATTGCAGTACCCGATACATTACATAGAGGCTAAAGCAAGCGGTAAATCAGCAAAGCAAATGCTGACGTTTAGCGGAATACCAGCAATTGAAGTTGAGGTAAAAGGCGGTGATAAAGTTGCACGTGCAAGAATGTCAACCCCATTTGCGGAAAGCGGCATGGTATATATTCGTAAATCAATATCTGATAGATTATACAATGATAAAGACCAGGGATTATTGAATTTCCCAAACTCAAAAAAGTTAGATGTTGCCGATACGGTAGCGCAAGCAATACAGAGACATTTTAGCAGTACGTTCTATCATCACGAAGCGCTATGGTAATGGTAATTTGCAAAAACCAAACCGTAAAACTATATTTACGAAAATATTTCATCAATGGGTATATTATCAGCGTTTGGATTAGCTAAAAAAGAAGAGGTTGAAATAGTTGCCTTTGAGAAATCTTTAGAAGTTACACGTGTTGAGGGCGAACTTAAGCGGGTAAATCAGCAGTTGGAAGTAATAGCCAACCTTAACACATCATACCAAACGGCGCTGTATGGATTTCTGAATAACGGACAGCCGGTACAATTAGGTGATAATGCTTTTACGTATATACAGCAAGGCTACCAATTCAATGCCGATGTTTATTCATGCGTTGATCTGATATTACAAAAATTGGTTGCATGCACACCGGTTGTTTATGAGGTTACAAAGGATAAATTAGGAAGTGTTCAAAAGTACCGTAATTTACTACAGGCAAATACAGACGAGGCAAGGATAAAGGCCAAGGCAATTGAATTAAAGGCGATGAAAGAGGTTTACATGCCGGAGATAAGCGATTTGCTATATAAGCCTAATCCATATCAAACTTACGGTGAATGGCTTAAGCATTATGCCGGGTTTTACTTATTGACAGGTAATACGTATAATTATTATAACTACCTAATACCGTCATCTCGTAAGCCAAAAGAGATGTTCGTATTGCCAGCGCCGTTTATATTGATTATGTCTGGCGGTGCGTTGCAACCAATCAAGGGTTACCGCGTAATTAACCAGCGTTTCTTTGGAGCGGCTGAATATGATTTTCCGGCTGACCAAGTTTCTCATTTAAAGACATTCAATCCTAACTATACTAACTACGGCTCACAGCTATATGGGCAATCGCCGTTAATGGCTTACCGATTAACACTGCAAAAGAACCACGATAGTCGTATTGAGGCCAACAAGCAAATGAAAAACGGCGGCGCTATGGGTATCCTGACTCCTAAAACGGGTGCGCCGCCATTAAATCCTGACCAGGCACGCGATTTGAAAGAACAGATAGCCAGCAAGCATCGTTCATCTGGTGATTTGATTGAACGCATATTCGCCGGGGCATCACCATTGGATTGGCAACAAATTGGATTGCCTGTAGGCGATATGATGCTAATTGAGTCGCTAAACTTTGATACAAAGGATATTTGCAACGCTTACCACGTTCCTATTACATTAATGAACAATATGGATGCTTCAACAGATAACAACGTTGCAGCGCACATGAAACAGTTTATTTACAATGTTATCACCCCATTGGCAAATATCATATCCGACCGTTTAACCCGCGATATTTGCCCGGCCTATGCTAACGGAAACAAAACCTACGTCATCCAGCTTGACCCGTCAACATTGCCGGATATGCAGGAGGATATGAAAAATGTTGCTGAATGGATGAACGCGGCATGGTGGCTAACTCCAAATCAGAAATTACAGGGCATGGGATTTGGAACATCGTTAGAGCCAAATATGGATAAGGTTTTAGTGCCAAACAATATGATGCTGATTGATGACCTTTCAATAACAGACCAGCAATTCACACAAGCCGGACAAAATGCAAACGGTACGCTTTAACTCACAGCAATGGGCTATAGATTGGCGCAGGCAACACCACCGGTTAGAGCAGCAGCAATATCGTAACTTTAAAGCCGCGTTGGATGCACAGGTTAAGCCGGTTGTTGAATGGGCGCGTATATATGGGGTTGCTGATTTAAGTAGTCACCTTACCGTATTGGTATCAAAACAACCCATGCAAGCCGCGTATTTGAAATGCTATACGCAGGTTGGAATAAAACAAGCAGCATGGATAATGACTCGCGTTAACAGTATGGGTAGACGCGCCGAAAAGAGTGGCCCCGGTTTTTTCTCACAAGCATGGCATAAATTAATGTCGCTGTTTTACCATACCGAAGCCGCTGACCGGGTACAGGGTGTGACTGATACTACGCGAGATAGGATACAGACGTTATTAGATGAGTCTCAAAATATGCCAATTTCAGAACGGGCAACGTATATTGAAAAACAGTTAGACGACCCTGATTTTAACCGCGCACGTGCTTTGGTAATTGCGCGTACTGAAACGACTACGGCGGCAAACAAAGGCGCGTTTTTAGGTGCTGAAGATAGCGACTATGAAACTGGTAAACAGTGGTTGCCTATTGTAGATATGAACACGCGACCCGATCACGCGGACATGGACGGGAGTTTGCCTATTGGTATGGATGAGTCTTTTGAAGTTGGTTCGTCGCTGATGCAGTACCCTGGCGATGCGAGTGCTCCAGCTAACGAAGTAATTAATTGCAGATGCGCTTTGGCTATTGTGCCTTTGATTGGGGGTAATGGGTTGCCGGTATTGAAAAACAAATAGCGGCTATTACACCGCTATTTAACTTTATTTTGTTGGAGCCTGAATATCACAGCCGTTTAATTCAGACTTAATATCTTTCGGGTTTATTTTCTGTTCCCCAACAGCGACGCGTCCATCGTCAAACCATTTTCCATCTTTATAATCACCGTCTTTTGCTTGGGGTTGTAAAAGTAATTGATTACAGCCGGTTAAATAACTTACAACGCCCACAATTGTACCTTCAAATCCGGTTACGGCATCCCTGCCTGATTTTCCTAATAAATCATTCATATATTTGTTTTTTTTAAATTATTTCTTCTTAGGCGGCTTAATATCAGTAATATGCGCACTTGGTATAATCGACGGTGTGCCCATATCATGCGCAACCTCACCATCTTTTTCAACTATTGTCCCGGTGCCTGTATTTTCCATATATTCAGCCATTCCACTTGATACCTCTATTGTTTCGCCGCCATTACTGTAAGGGTGCGAAGCGTCTACTTTTACTTTCATGTTGGATGTGTAGCAAATGTTATTCCAGACTTGCGTTAAGTTTTAAATCGGTTACATGTATATAGTCAAAATCAAGCTCAACCACAAACTCGCATTCTTTTTTAACAGAACTGAAATAACAAGACTTTTGACCGTATATATAATTACTCCATATAGGGCTTAAATCATTATTAACCCAATAAATACGCGGTTCTTCTTGGTTTTCATCAAGTATGCCGTAATCACCACTTGCGACATATTGGTATATATTTCTCATAACCTAATCTTTAAAATCTACAGGTGGTATTTGTTGTTTTTTGTCGATGTGAATAATAGCGCGGTTATATTGCGCTATCCTACGCTTTAATGACTCTAAAATCATTGCAGGGGCAAACTTAAAACCCTCAACATCTTTTTTAAATTCAGCAGCATATAGCCATTGGTATTGATGCAAAGTATTATCAGACAGTTTGTACATAATGCCTATACCACCGGCAAAAACTTTTTGAAATTAATCCAAAACCGCCGGAGTAAAGCTAAAATCGATAAGGGTTATTTTTTCTCCCATTGTTCAATGCTTTTAATATACCCGAACTTACCCATAAAGTCATCGATTGTTTTTGGCTTCGCAAAACCAAACTTAATGGCCTTTATGGTATTACTAAATGTACCCTGTAGCATTCCGACGTCTAAATATGGCTTGCTTCGCGATTGTATTTCGTTCAATGCGTCAGTTATATTCATGCCGCAATATACATAATTAAATTAAATATTCAAATACGTACGTTTTTTTTATTTAGTCTAATAGCTTTCATTATTTTATTTTTATACGCAAATCAACCCAATGGCAAAAATCGTAGGCAATTTTAAAAAGGCAGGTGCAAATCTAATACCAATCCCAAAAGGGCTGTTAGAGGAAAAATACACCGCAGAGCCGGGCTTAATAATGGATGCCGACCCCGAAAAGAAAAGCTGGACAGGGTACGCAGCAGTATTTGGCAATAAAGACCTTGACGACGATGTAACGATGCCGGGCGCGTTTACTAAAACGCTAAAAGAAAACGGCCCATTAGGTAATAACTCAATCCTTTGCCTTAATCAACATATCACATGGCAGGTGCTTTGTAAGCCGTCTGTTTTGATTGAAGATACTAAAGGCTTATACTATGAATGCAAGTTAGAGGCTGATACATCATTTGGAGTTGACGCGGTTAAACTTATCGCAGCCGGTTTAGTTGAGGAAAACTCATTCGGTTTTCAAACGGTTAAATCTGCAATCCAACAACCATCAGATGATTGGGAAACATGGTACAGGGAATTATACGAAGTTAGCCTTTACGAGATATCCCCTGTAACATGGGGAGCTAACCCCGAAGCAAGGATGCAGGGGATGAAGTCACGTGGTAAAGACTGGTTAAAACAGCGCGAGGTTAAATTACTAAAGGCTTTACGTGAGCCAAATATGAGGGATGAAACATATCAAGCCCTTGAAATTGAAATCAAACAAATAAATACCGAATACTATAATTTAGGCAAGGGAGTTTCACTTGAAGAAAAGGGAGCCGCTATGATAACATGCCCAAATTGCAAATCGGCAATCGATACTGAACCGGACGGCGACGAAAACGCGCTAACAGGTGATGATATGGAATGCCCGAACTGCAAATGTATGTTTACAAAAAGCACTCTACTGATTACAAGCCGAAAAAGTTTAATGAGTGGGTTCGACTTTAAATCAACACAATTAAATTACACAGGCTTTAACTTTTAAAAAATGGAACAGAAATTTGCTATAGAAGCTAACGATTCACCCGAGGTAAAATCGGTAAAGGAAAAGTTTAACGAGGTTTACTCCGACCTGTCAAAAAAAGGAGACAACGATAAAAAGGCGTTGCAGGATGAGTTTAAAGAAGAAGTTAAAAAACTCATAGCCACCAATGGCGAGACAAAAACTGCGCTTGACACACTGCTTTCAGATTTCAACACGAAATCAAAAGAGCACGAAGACGCAATACTTGAAATCAACCGTTTCCGCTCAAACGCACAAGCCGAAGCATCAAAAGGCATCTCATTCACCGAAGCCCTAAACAAAGGCATCGACGAACACGAAGAAGCAATTCTGAAATTCGGCCAAAAGAAAGGCGCTGCGGTTCAGTTTGAATTAAAGGCTGTTGGCGATATGGGCTTGAGTTCAATCTCAAACTTAACAACCGCCAACGTGCAAACCGCGCCCGGTATTGTAATGTTGCCAAATCGTAACGTCCACATGCGTGATATTTTAGCTACTGGCCGTATGTCAACATCGTTATACAACTTCTTAAAGGAAATTGGCTTCGATGGTTCGATTGGCGTATGGCAGGAAAACAGCGGTGCAAAACCACAGTTTGACGTTCGTTATACTGAAGCGAGCGCGCCATCTCAATTCATTGCCGGTTATGTTAAAATTTCCCGCAAATCATTGGATGATATTCCTGCGCTTAAGTCTTCTTTGGCTGCAAGGTTGCTGCAAAAATACCTTGATGCTGAAGATACCCAAATATTGAGCGGTACAGGCGCAAACGGGCAGTTGCTTGGCTTGTACGCTTCGGCAAACTCAATCGCTTATGTACCTGGCCGCACTAAATCAGTCGAGATGCTGGTTGACGCAATGAGCGTTGTTGAGGAATTAAACCACAATGTTACCGGCGTTCTGTTACGCCCTCGCGGTTATAACGATATACTGTTATCTCAATCGAGCGGCTCAACAAGTGGTATCTATTCATTACCGGGTTTAGGCATGGTTTCAATGCAGAATAACCAGCTTAATATTGCCGGTGCGCCTGTTTGGAAATCAACTGCGCAGGTTGATAATACATTTTTAACTGGCGACTTTGATAAAGGCGCTATGTTGCTATTCCGCGAAGACCCAATTGTTGAGTTCTTTGAGCAGGATGGTGATAACGTTAAGAATAACCAGATCACCGTGAGAGTTGAAGGTCGCGTTGCCTTGCCTGTTTTTTATAGCGATAGTTTCATTCATGGAACATTTGTGAACCCCGGTTCATAAATAATTCGTATATTTGTTTTAAGATATTGCCGTGCAGGGCATATTAAAAAACATTAAAAGCCTTAGTTTCGGGGATAGCCTGCACGCTTGAACCGAGATTAAGGCTTCTTTATTTATGGAAATTTGGAAAGAAGTACCAAACACATACGGCTATTATAAGGCAAGCAATCAAGGCCGTTTTCAATCTAAAAAATCAGGTGACTGGAAGATAATAACAGCCTTTAAAACGAAGCTTATATATTTAGGCATAGACTTTCAGGTTAACGCAAAAAGGAATAGGTTTAAGGCCCATTTTGTAATCGCTACTTTATTTGTACCCAACCCCAACGGGTATAAAATGGTTAATCATAAAGACGGCGATAAAACCAATAATAACGATTGGAATTTGGAGTGGTGTACCGCCGCTATGAATATTCAACATGCATGGGATACAGGGTTAAAAGTAAAGAAGTATGGCGAAAGTAACCCGTTGGCTATTTTAACGCAAAAGCAAGCTGACGAAATCAGGGCATTAAGAAAGCAAAAAGTTAAGCAGCTTGATTTGTGCGTAATGTTTAATATATCACGCGCAACGTGCCAACGAATACTATACAATAAGATTTATAAATCAGCATAATTCCGTATATTCGTTTTCTAAGCGGCTGGTTACCGTGTTTTCATAATAGGTGTTTTTGTTTTTAATGGCTGTGCTTTGAGAAGCGCGGCCATTTTTTTTATGAGATTTAATTTGCAAATGTGTAACATAATGTGTTACCTTTGGAATATGGCAATCGATTGGGCTAAATATGAAAAAGACTGTGAGTTTTTAAAGTCATTAGGATTTGTAAAAACTAATTTCGCTTATGCTACAGGTGGCGGCGAGGATGAAAACGATGAAGACTTATTCATTAAGGGTAATATTGCTCTTGAATGGGATTATTCAACAGATAGGTGGTCAAAACACGATATAAACCTAATTGATTATTCAAACTTTGCCTATAGAACAGGTCGTATAATAAACATTTACAATTTAAAATGAAAAAAGAACGCATAACCGCATATGTGGATAGGCCAACAAAAGAGGCGTTGGATGCTGAAAAAGATGGGCGCTCACTAAGCAACCACGCCGGGCATATCCTAACCAAACACGTCAGCAAACAAGAGGGTAGACCTGTAGAAAAGAAAGAGTATGGAAAGTAAACCAACCTACGGCGTATCGCCATTAATACAACTTTGCAAGGCTATTGAAAATATCAAAACGTCATTGTACGCCAAGTATATTTTAAAGCGCCCGGCAAAGCCAGTTAATTATGACGAATGGAAAAACAACCCCGAAGTTAACGCGGCGGTATCTGAAATAGTTAAACATTTTAATAAACAACCGATAAATTGATATGAACGAGACAGAAAAAGCATTTAGAGAGGATTTAGAAATCCTGCTAAAAAAGTATAATGCAACGATAGAGGCTGTATATAATGGCGCATCCGATTTAGCTATTGAGGTTGATTGTAACCCTGACGGGGATTGTGTACCATGTGCTAACTTTGAATTATAAGATGCCCCTAAACTTCATCACTCACCAAAATAAAAAATACCCACAATGGCAAGCCGAAGGCAACGCGGCACGATGGATATTGCCATTAGCACAATACCACTGCATAGGCAAAGGCTACGACATCGGCTATTCAAAAGAAGCATGGATGTTACCCGGCGCAATAGGTATAGAACCGTCAATAGATGCGCAATGGGATGCAATGAAATTACCAGCGGGAGAAGTTGATTATATATTTTCTTCGCATTGCTTAGAGCATGTACAGCGTAATTGGTATGATGTTATTGATTACTGGCTTTCAAAAATCCGCATCGGCGGCATACTATTTCTTTACCTGCCACACGCCTCACAGTCCTATTGGCACCCGTCAAGCAATCGCAAGCATATTCATAGTTTTGATGGCAGTGAAATCGAGGCGTATTTAGACGGATTAGGGCATAAGGTTTATGTTTCAGGCGCTGATTTTAATAATAGCTTTGTGGTTATTTGTGAGAAAGTGGATAATAAACCGAAATTTAAATTTAACATCGAATCACGTGAAGGCAATCCCGATAAAATTGCAAATAAATCAGTTACCGGTGAATTATTATATGGCGTTCCAAATGCCCACAGCGATGTACTTATGCATGGTTGTTTTGGTAAGTCAATTAAAGATGGCAAATTTCATTTAGATAACCATGACATCCCCACCGGCCATTACCCTGTAAAAGATAGTTTGTTGTATGGATTTACGGGGGATAAGAAAATGAAACCACCAGTTGATAATGTGTTTCATGAAAATAAAAGCACCGATTTCACAGATACCGAAAATATTTGCGACTGTATTGTTTGCAAAGAAAAATTCAAGGTAGGGTTTTCAAGGTTTTCAGACCGTGAAAATAAACCAACAATCGGTGATATGGTTACATGCCCTAACTGTAATACTATGTTTATTTTTATGGGCGAAGATATTTTATATAAGCCGAATATCTTTAATTCAAAGTCGGTATGAAAGTAGCACTTTTACTTACAACCTATAACCGCCCCCAATACCTAAAAGAGTGCCTTTGGAGTTTAGAACGTGCTGATTTGAGCAGGGTTGATGAAGTATTGATAGTTGATGATTGTAGTACCGATAAAGAAGCAATCCGATTAATAACTGATTTCAATTCTAAGTTTGCAGGAAAATGCGGCGTTGCTTTATTAGATGAAAATGGGGGTATAAAAAATTCCTTACTTACAGGGTATAGCCATTTTTTTATTGATAAAGGTTGCGACATCGTCATAAACCTCGACAGCGATGCAATTGTTAGGCCGGATTTTGTGGATAGGCTGTTGGAAGATTACAAGCTAATTCCTACCCGATTACTAACCGGGTTCAACTGCAATACACTTAATGCAAATGGCAGTGAACGGCATAAGATACTAGGTGAAGATAAAACGCATTATTATAAAAAGTCAGTTGGTGGTATAAACTTTTGCATTGATAAAGAAGCATACGAATCATGGCTTAAACCAGCATTAAATATGCCCGGCAATTGGGATCACAACGCCTGTATATTAGCAGGCGGCGCTTACTGCCTCAAACAATCCGTCATCCAACACATCGGCTTCGATAGTTCAATGGGACACACCGAATCCCCTGATGTTGCTGATGATTTTTATTATTGGGATTTGCCGGATGTTACATTGATAGGAGTTGACTCACAACCAAACCGACTCAAAACCGCAATAGATATTTGCACAAAATGGATTAAGTTTGGCGATGTTAAGCAAATCACCCATTCAATAAGCAGTAAAGAGCAATACAGCGAGTTTTGCATAAAAGAACTTTACAAGCACGTTAAAACCTCGCACATACTCATTTGTCAACATGACGGTTATGTTAATAATTGGCAAGCATGGGATAACGATTGGTTGCAATATGATTACATCGGCGCTCCCTGGCATTATATGGATGGAATGGCAGTAGGCAATGGTGGGTTTTCATTGCGTTCAAGGCGTTTAATGGAAATAGTTGCTACAGACCCGAATATCCAATTCAAACATCCCGAAGACCACCATATTTGCCGTACGTACCGGCCTTATCTTGAATCTAAGTACAGGATTAAATTTGCGCCTGTTGATGTTGCAGAACGATTCTCTTTTGAGGGTTATTTACAGCCGGATAAGCAACTAAGCGACCAGTTTGGAAAACATGGGAGTAGGGTGATAAAGCCATCACCGACACGCCGAACGTATATCCCTAATCAGTTTCGCGGATTGGGTGACATTATATTTTTAATCCCTATGATACGCGAGTTAATGAATGAGGGCAATGCTGTTATCTGGCCGATTGTTAGCGAGTATATGAATATCGCAAAACATTTTCCCGACATAGACTTTCGCGATATGGATACACTTAATTTGCCGTATGATAGTCGGAATATGACGCATACTAATTATGGACAATTAGTTCCGTACCGTTTCGCCTCTGAAAATATGCACCGGGATTTAACGCGATGTATGCAAAGCAAGTATGAATTATACGGTCATAACTATTTAACATGGCGCAATTTACATTGGCATCGCGATAGAGTTTCTGAATCGGCATTATTGATGTATTTGAATTTAAAACCCGGCGATAAGTTCACGCTTGTTAACCGTAATTTTGCAGCAAAAGAACACGGATATAAAGTAACTACAATTATTAATTCGATTTATCCAATTGTTGAAATGCGTGAAATTGACAGATTTTCGCTAATTGATTGGTTATATATTTGCGAATTAGCACAGGAAATACACACCGCAAACACAGCAATAATGTATTTACTGGAGTTAATGACGCTTAATAAGCCAGTATATGTGTACAAGCGCAGAACGTGGGGAGAGCGCGACTTTGAGCACACCAGAGAATTGTGGACTAATAAGGATTTTATATTTGAAAAATAAATTATGAACCTATACGAAGTAAACTCAAGAAATATAAATAATGTTAAATATAAGTATCTGATTTATGCAGATGATATGAAATTTAACGAGGTTGGCAACGCTGTGAAATTTTACAAAGAAGAAGTGTCAATAGCCATATTTAAAAATTATTCTTACGTATTATTATTAACAGACGAAAGGTTTAAAATAGCATATGAGGGATGGTTAAAGTATCCAGGCACATCGGTAGAGACTATTATGGATGCTGTTAACCGAACATTTTTAGATGCTATATGAACATCCTCCTCCTCCCCTACAACTGGTTTCACCAACACGAACCAGATACAGCCGGAATATCAGGCGGCGAAGTTTACCTATCCCGCTTATGTACTTACCTACAGCAGCAAGGCCATACCATACGCGCAATAGTTGGCAGCGAAAATCCATATACCCACAACGGCATTGATTGCATACCGCAAGGTTCACCACATCAAATGTTTATCACCAACACCGAACATTACGAATGGGCTGATATAATGGTAACGCAATTATTAGGGACTCCGTTGGGCTATAACATGGCATTCCGGCATAAAAAGCCATTAATATTTATTGCTCATAACAACTCAACAGGTTACCCTACAAAACACAGCCCTGAAAATATGCTGCATGTTATTTACAACTCCTATCAATTGCGGGATGATTTGCGCTTGACGTTTGGGCAGTATGATGGAATTGTAGTGCATCCGGTGATAACGCAGCCGAAGCCAGCCAAGCCGAAAAGAGGCAAACAACCCGTAAAGACAGTAACCCTAATCAACTGCTCCCTAAACAAAGGCGGTCATGTATTAGTTGAGTTGGCAAAGCTACTGCCAAACGTACAATTTTTAGGCGTATTAGGCGGTTATCAAGACCAAGTGGTGCATGAGGGATTGGCAAACTTACGGTATTTGCCTAACGGTACCGATATGGGCGAAGTGTACCGGAACACCCGCATACTTATCGCCCCCTCACAATTTGAGAGCTACTCACAGGTTTGCGCCGAAGCATTGACTTATGGAATCCCGGTTATTGCGAATAAAACGCCGGGGATTGAAGAAAATCTATCATACGCCGGGATATTTATTTCACGGGATGATATACAAGGTTATGCAAATAAAATTATATATTTGATAGAAAATGAAGCCGCATATAATTTAGCCTCGCAGTTAAGTAAACAAAGGGCTGATTTTTGCGCTCATGGTAGTTCGAATGAGCTGGTTAAATTGAATGAGTGGATTAGTAAGGTAAATGCATGGTAAAAATCATCATAATCATAATAGCCTGTTTATTGGCAACGTTCCTAACAGGGTATATGGGGACACACATGCCTAATGAAATAGCCCGTTATGTTTGCCAATTTATTCTATTTTTAATCATCGTAGTTATTGCGATTAAAACACCGTTTGAATAATGGAAAAATCACTTGAAGAATTCGCAAAAGGATGTTGTTTGATTATTGATGAAAGTGATAAAAATAATAATATATTATTAGTTCCCAATAACAGCATTGAATTACGTTTAGGGGATATTAAGTTTGAAACGAAGGATAATTTATTATCTGTTACAATTAATAGTAAATTAGTTTATAAATGACCCCACTCGACATCATATCCCTATCAGACGCTAAAAACTACATCAAAGTAGATTTTGGCGATGATGACGCACTGATAACTTCGCTTATATCTGCGGCTATTGCAATGGTTGAACAGGCGACGAATTACCGGCTATATCATCGTGACGAATTGATTTATACGTCAAAAGTTTTTTACGAAGCATATCAATACCCATTAAACGGCTATTCAGTTATTAACCATGACAGTGCCGATACAAATACTTATACTGTTAAGTTTAAATGGATGTCATTGCGTACGGAATTGTTTTGGGGTAATGGCTATTGGTATACTGATTATAATAATCAATTCTTTGCTCCGGATGTATATAATTTGTCGGGATGCATGCGGAATTATGTTTTGACGCTTGATGTTGGTTACACTATGGTTGGCGATATTCCAAACGATTTAATTACCGCAGCAAAAGAAATCATAGCCAGCGCATACGAAAATAGGGAGGCGACAAAGGAGGAATTGTTGAGTAGCGTGAGTTTATTATTAACTAATTATAGGAGGTTTGCAACAATATTATGAAACCAGTAGCGCCGACAGCACCTCCAATTAAAACAGGACATGACGAGCCAAAATGGTTACCCGTTGTTTACGCTATTGCAACAATGGTTATAGTTATAGAATTAAGTTACATAATAGGTAAATCATTATGAACCCCGCAAAATTCAACCACCGCATACGCTTTGCGAAACTCAATAGCACTACAGACCAGTACGGCGGCGCTACAGCAGCCGAGTCGCCTGTAGTGGTTACTGATACCGGTGGCGATGTAACATGGGGAGGATTAGAGCCTATACGCCAATATCAACAAGCGAGTTTGGAAGCATACGCATCTGTATTGAATGAAAGTAAGATTTTAACAATCCGTTTTCGCTCATTTTTTACCCCTACAAAGGATATGATATTTGAGGACTTAAACACACCGGGTGATATTTACACGGTTCATTCGATTTTACCATATTGGCCGGGCGCAAAGGTGACTTTTCAGAATTTGGATGATAAGGTTTATAAGGATAGAAATTTTGTATTTATATTGGGGGTGAAAAGGTCATGAGCGTAACCATCACAGGCATCCCCGAACTAATCAGCGACCTTAAACGCATAAGTGTTGACGGCGCGAGGTATGCTAATGCTATTGTTGGCGCGGTGGCAGATATGATAGTTGTCGATGCAAAAATTAACGCCCCGGCAGACTTGGGTAGCATCCGGCAAATGATTGCAAAGGATATGGTTGTTACCGATACGGGCGCAATTGCAACGATTAACGCTAACGCACCGGAAAGCCCGTTTCAAGAGTTTGGCACAGGTGGTAAAGTAATAGTACCACCGGAAATGAGCGAGGTAGCAAGTGAGTTTAAAGGCGCAAGCGGAGGTGATTTTGCCGCTTTTGTATTGGCGCTAACAGGATGGGTAAAACGACATGGTTTAAACCCTATTGGTGCATACCAGGTTAGCACACGCACGCGAATAGGTAGGGGTAATAAACGGGACTTGGATGAAACAACGGCTTATTTAATTGCGCGTTCAATCCTGAAAAACGGGTTAAAACCACAGCCATTTTTGTACCCGGCGTATGTTAAGAATATTGTAAAACTTGAGCCGATGTTAGCTAAAGCATTTACACAATTGCAATTTCAGTATACAAACGCGCCTACACCGAGTGTGGCGGATAGTGAGTTTTATTAATTATCTTTGAATATGCCAAGAGAAATAGTAATAACAACGGTTGATAAGCCAACAACATCGGTAAGGAGATAGCATGCAAAACCCCTCAAAATTCATCCGCAAAGCCTATCTAACATTGTTAGCAGATATTGGTGTGCCTATATATGACAGGCGCGTACCGAAGGACGTTACGCCTATCCCGGCAACACGTGTTATAATTTCGTCTCAAACAAACTCCCCGTCATCACAGACAAATTGCGGCAGGGGGTGGACATGCTCAATACTTTTGGATATTATAAACGAGCAACCTACAGGCTTTGTAAACAGTGCGACAATTGATGATATTGAAGAATTGATTAGCAACAGGATTGACATTTGGACTGCATCACATACCGACATTTCAATACCGCCTTTTACTGTATATCAAACTAACTTTTCTGATAGCCACGATATTGAAATTGAAACACAAACCGTAACAATTGCAAGGCGTGTTGTGAGGTATACGCATCGATTGAATGGGTTGGATTAAAATAATTTGCATTTACGGAATTTTAACTATATTTATAAAAAATATCAAAGGCAATGGCAACAGATTACATACAAGGCAGGAATTTCTTTGTTTACAATGGTACTACCCCGATAGGGTGTGCTAAAACGCTAACAGCAGAATTAACAACTGCAACATCAGATGCCACTACTAATTGCGACGTTGCGGATGATGGCACGCTTTGGCAGCATAACGTACCTCAAAAAAACAGTTTCAAAATTACTGTTAATGGACTTATGCCAATTCAATCATCGGCGCAAATGTTAACGCAGCAAACAGGGCTGGCTTTAATGAAGCTACAAGCCGCACAAACAAAGTTATATGTTACGTTCCAAAACGCAACCGCTGGTGGGTTGTGGATGGGCGGTGACGTTTATATTTCATCAACAAAGTTATCTGCAACAACCGATAGTGAGGCTACATTTGATGTTACATTCGACAGCGCTGGCGGTAAACTTGCATTCTTACCCGTATCATAACTAAGTATGGTTGACGCAATATCCCTCAATTTTGGCGGCAAAGACCGTATATTTCATTTTAATAATTACGCCCTGATTGAATTGGGTAAAGTGCTACAATGCGATCCAATAAACGCCCATGTTGAATTAATGAAAGTTACCGGTGATAACCTATTAACCGGAATGGCAGCATTATTGTACGCCGGGTTTATTGGATATGAGAAATCACAATTCATATTGCGCCCAACCATTACCGTGCAAGAGGTTGCGGCCATTATAGGAAACATGGAAAACCTTGATGAGTTTTCGCCAATATGGGAGAACTTTAAAAAGGTTAATGGTATTACTGAATTTTTAGAAGCACAGGCGGCGAAAGAACAACCGCCAACCGAATCAAAAAAAAAGCGGACACTTTCCGCACAGTCGTAGAGTTTGCTACCGGCGAACTTGGTTTAAAATCACACGAATTTTATTGTTTAACATGGTATGAGTATAGCTGCATTGTTAGTGGCTATATTAAACAAACATGCCGCGAATGGGAGCACACTCGTTATATTGGGTGGTGGTTATATATTGTCAACTCTACTGAAACAAATAAGAAAACCCCGGCTGAATTAATGCCATTGGCAACAGATATTGCCGCGCCTGTAGTTGTTGTTACCCCCGAAGATAAAGAGGAATTAATGCGGATGGCTGTTGAGAGGGCTGCGTTGATACCTCGTGGAAAATAGTTTAATTATTTACGGTTAACCGTATTGTAATATGAAATCAGGTTTGTATATTTGTTTTATGAAAGTTAAAGACTTGATAATTCAGTACTTACAATTCGGATATACACAGGCTGAAATTGCTGACATATTTAAACAGCAGGGTATTGAACCAAACAGTTTAAGTAGTATTGAAAAGATACTAAAAGCTATTAGAAAAGAACATAACGCCAAAACCATGTTCCATTTAGGGTATATTTTGGTTGAAAAGAAATTGAGCAATGTCGCTCAATGATAAATAAACGCTAAAAATGCAAACAGATGTAAAAGCGGAAAAGAGGCCATTTGAGCCGCAATTCCTAAAGAACGTATTTCCTGGATTAAAAATTCATGTTAAAGGCAATGTAAGCCGGGTTCATGTAGATGTGCTCAATGGTGGTGACTTGCTAAACCTTATTGGCATTTACCTTGATTGCCGGGTTGACTTATTCTTAAGTCGCTACAATAAGGGGATAACTATTAAGGTAACAAGGCATCCTGATAATTACGAGGGCGCTGTCGTTTTGAAAACCATACCATTAGAGATCGCGTAACATGGCAAAGCAAAAGAAAACGCTCGACATTCAGCGCAGTTTTAACAAGCGTTCATTCGTTCTTTCAAAAGAAAAAATGGCTGAAATATTCAAACGCCATGATTTAACGTGGTGGCTCGAACAAGAAAGCCATTATGATAACGGCGAAAGCGAATTAGTAATAAGGTTACATATTGCTAAAAACTTAGATTAACATGAAAGAGTTTCTACACAATGCAATAGGTCATCCGCTATTGGCTATTTGCAACGCTATAGGAGCGTACAGATTAGGTACTTTTATACATGATAAAGTGTTTAAGTTTTAAAAACATTTAGCTCAAACTAAATTTAAAAGGTGAGGCCGTGCGATTCCCAGCGTACGGCTTTTTTTTGTCCTTTAATATTTATACCTTTAAGCCATGTCATTAAACGTACAAGTCGGAGCAGATGTAAGCGCGTTTCAAGCCGGGATGAAGCAGGTTGAGGCCGGTGCAAAGAGTGCTGCAAATACAGTCAGTCGCGAGTTATCAGATGCAGCGATGCAAACAGATAAGTTAGGCGGTGCTGCATTGTCATCCTCAATGAAAATGATGCAGATGCGTTCTGGGATATCTGCGGCAAGGGATGGTGTATTAGCATTTACCGTTGGTGGGCAGGCGGCTGAAAGGTCGCTATTAGCAATGGGTCACCACATTAACTCTCTTGTTAATGAAACAGGATCATTTAAAGGCGCAATGCAAGCAATGGGTTCATCCCTACTTGGTCCCGGTGGTATAATATTAGGGCTGTCATTGGCTGTTGAATTGTTTTTAAAATGGAAAGACCGCCAAAAAGAGGCCACACAAACTCAAACCGAGTTTCAAAAAGCATTAGAAAGCAGTGTAAAAACAGCGGCAGACGAACTTTCGCATTTAACTATACTTTACCAAGCATCACAAAACGATGCACTGTCAAGACAGCAACGTTTAGAGGCCGTAAGGGAATTACAAAAAGAATACCCGGCGTATTTTGGTAATATGTCTAAAGAAGCGATATTGGCGGGAGAGGCAGCCGGGGCGTATGATAGACTATCGAACTCAATCATTAATTCAGCGGCGGCAAAGGCCGGACAGGACGCATTAGCCGAACAAATAAAACCATTAATTCAATTGCAAGCCGCGCTTCAAACAAACGAACGTGAGGCAAACGAATCATGGGCGCGTAGAAAGCGAATGTATGACGAGCAAAAAGCGGCAGAAGAAAAAGCTAAGGCCGCTGCCGACAGTACCGGACTAAGAACACCAACAGCGCCTAATACAATGCCTGGATTTCGCCCGGTAAGTAATAAAGGGCTGCCATTATTTAATAACCAAAATACGGGTTTTATAACATTGCAAAATGGTGATGTGCAATCGTTGGATGATTATAAAAAAGAAATTCAGAATAAGATAAAAGATAACGCCGCTGCCATACAAGCAATGATTGAACAGTATGGTATTCAAACTTTGATTAAAAATCAGGGGTTAAAGGACGAAAAAGCGAAACCGGAAAAGTCGGCGCTTGAATTACTACAAAAAGAATTAACTGCTGCCGAAACAGCTTTGCAAAACTCAATTTTTGCCGGCAAAACATCCGCCGAAGACGCTACATCCCCGTTAGTTCGCCGCGTTAATGCCGCAACCGAAGCTATACGCAAGTTTAAGGCCGAAATGGAACAAGCTACAGAGGGAATTGGGGCGCATAACTTTACTTTGGGGGATAGCAGGAACGCGGTTAAGCCATCAACTGCCGGAGACACATTCGGTAACGGAGCAAGCGATATTACAAGTATGCAAAAAACCATTGCAGCATATAAAGAATATGGCGATATGCTTGTTTCCGGCAGGACAAAGCAAATTGCGTTTGATAAGGAATTAAAGAATGACGCTAAGGCAGGGCAAGAAGTCGCCCGCGTTTTTGGCGATGGACTTATGAACGCGTTCCAACAAGCACTAAGCGGCACAGCTTCTTTTGTTTCGGCTATGGGGCAATTTCTATTACAACTGATTGAGAAACTAATCGCAGCCGCCGCAGCCGCCGCAGTTTTAGCGGTTCTGTTGAAAGCGACTGGTTTTGGTGCTGCATTAGGCGGCGCTGGTTCTTTCGGTTCGCTGTTTGGCTCACTAAGCGGTTTAACGGCGCTTATACCACAACACGCAAGCGGCGGCATCTTCACACAAGCCCACGTTGGCATGTTTGGTGAGGCTGGCCCCGAAGCAATAGTAACACCCAAACACTTACAGGACTTTGCAGGGATATCGGGTGGCGGTTCTCAAAAGGTACAAATTGAACCATTTCAAATCGGCGCTGAAATGTGGTTTAGGCAAACATCTCGCACAAATAAACGCATAGGCAGGACATCATAACAAACACCGAACCGACAGTATAACATGGCATACGTAACCCTTTACACTTTTTTCCGCCCGGCTTCATATCTTGGCCCCGATGCGCTTGTTACTGTTATTCGTGATGATACTGATTTAACATTCATTGATTTTTACACAACATCGGCAATAGGAGGGCCGGGACAGCCGCCCGAAGGAACGACAATTAGTGTTATTTGCGAGGGAACTACAAAGTACACATATAAAGTCAAATCAACGTTCCCATACGCTACTTATGAAACAGAAGTAAACTCATACTATTGCGGATATACACCGCCAACTTGTGATATATTCATAAAGTCGTTTAAAAAGACTGATGAAACAGGTGTTGGCGCTAATGATGGAACTGCAAATTTATTCGCAGTTAGTTCTTTTGCGCCGATAACTTACTATTTATACGACCATTTAGGGGTGCTTATCACAAGCAATGCAATCGGTTTATTCGCAGGACTTGCCCCCGGAGATTATTCGATTAAAGCAGTAGATACCAACCCATGCACAGTTGAACAGTTTTTTACTATCGTTGCTTATGATCCGTCATTGACCCGGTGTAAATATCGCATGCAATTCAAGTCAATATTGGGCGGCGTTACTTACAGGCTTGATTTTTTAGACCAAAAACACCAATACGACCCGGCGACACATCCTATATATTTAGATGGTACAGATACGCCATTGAAAAAAACCACTGCCAATCCTAACGAAGATAAAACCGAGCCGATATTAGCGACAACGCTTGATATTAATATTTGGCATACCGGTATAATTAATGTTGAGAATGAATTTGCAAAGGTTGATGAGCGTACATGGTTTATGCAGTTGTATAAAAATAATGTTTTAGATTTTCAAGGCTGGCTATTGCCAGACCAAATTAATGATAACTACGCAGATCCAAACTATCCGCTATCGTTTACGGCAACAGACGGGTTGGCATCGTTGAAGGGTTCTAATTTTGGCGACCCTACAATATTTACCATTGATAGCAACGGCAATAAGGTTTATACGCAGCTTTACGGGCTGTTTGGGTGGTCTTATCTTGTTCGCGTGTGCCTTGACTGGCTCAACTATGATTACGGCAATACAACGATTGTAAGCTCGTTGCAGAACGCCGGTGCATATGATGAGCAGTTTTGGTCGAACGTGTCAACATGGGGGGATAATTACTATGACAGCAGTGGTAATCCGTTAGATGTTTATTCGGCGCTTTCAAATTTGTTAAAATCAGTTAAGCTCACAATATGCCAAGTTAACGGCGCGTTTGTGCTTTGTAATTGGAATGACCTTTGGTATATAGATAAAGGATTGCAGGCGGCTGATTATAATTTAGCGTTCTATACTTTCAATGCTGATATGTCGGGGATTATTAACACCGGAGTTAATCAACCAGCGTTAATGCCTATTGGTGCAACTAGAATATTAAAGCCAATTAAACCCATGCAAACCATTAATTATGATTTGTCATTCGGCATTATGAAAGCCGTTGTTGATTTCTCAATACTGGCTTTGTTATACGAAAATCCATCTTTTGAGATTGGCGCTGTGCAAGGCGACTTACCGCCGGATTATAATCATTCGGAGGGAACTATAACGGCTTACTTAAACCACGACCCGGTTACATCAACTATCGGTAGCGGGGCGTATGATGGTGAATGGGAGATAAAGGTGCAAGGAAGCGGTATTCCATCACCTGTAAATAGCTTCTTTGAAAACCCATCGCCGTTTTTTAATGTTGACCAGGCTAATAAGTTATTGAATATTTCTTTTGTTTGGAAAGTTCCGCCAAATAGTAATACTTTGTTTGGTAACGCTATGGGTTATGTGTTTTCGTTCGTTGCAATATACATCGATGCAAGCAGTGGTAATGCGTATTTCTTAAAGCCAACACCGGCTAAATCAATTTCGTACTTTGACTATGCAAGCAACGGGCATCACCCGCCTAATCAACCATCTCAAACAATATGGGAACATTTAAGCGATACGTATTATACCGAAGGCGATGCGTGTAGTATTAAGGGTATACCAACTACTGATTATATAGGCTGGCAGTCATATTCTATTACCGCACCTATATTTCCGGAGTCGCAAATTGGAACGGTAAGCGTTCGTTTTTACGGTGTTAAGGCTCAGTTATATGACACCTCTAAGTATTTGCTATTGGGATTTGATAACCCGATATTCAGGGATAGTTTCTTTATTGATGTTGACACAACAGACCCCGGTTATTATTTGTTAGACCAATTAAATATAACATTGAGCGATGCGTCAACCTCAACCAATCTTCAAATTGGTGAAACGCATACGGTAACGAACGTGACCAACTATAGCAAGGCTGAAACAAAACAAATTGATTTAACGCTATTCACATACTCTCCAAATAAACGCTTAGCCGGGCAGTTTATGTACGGGTTGACTTATGATACTGCTGTTACCATGAATGCGCTAAAGTTTAAGCTGCAAACTACGGCGTTAAAAGGCCGTTTACCGATGGCTGTAATCAATTCATGGGCGCGGACATATCAACAGCCGATGAACATTTTTGAAGGGGAAATTAAGGCGGATAACGTGCCATTTTACGGTGTTTACCAATTGGATGGCTATGATGGATTATTGTTTTATCCATTTAGCGTATCGGCTGATTTACGAAATTCAGAAGTTCATATTGTTATAGTCGCCTTTGATGATAGCGATGCACAGGTGATTTATAATTATACGGCGAAATACCAGAGAAATTCCCGCGAAAATGGTTAAATATTTTTTATATCTTTAAACCGAAATGAGCAAGTTACTAACCGGGCAGGATTTTTTTCTATATTATGTCATAAACGGCTATAATCAACTTGCTGCCCATGCTACCGATGTAACACTTTCTTATACCTCTGAAACGACTGAAACAACAACAAAAGACGGGTTAAAAGGCAAGACCTATGACTATAGGGGGAAGTATGGTTATACGGTATCACTCAAAGGCATCACCAACTTTATTGATATTGCTAACATAGGCCAATTTCAATTAGCTCTGATGCAATCAGTTAAAATGCCATTTATATTCCGGGATGCAAATGAGGTGCAATATACCGGAACTGTATTAATTACAGGTGTTGACCTTGATACGCCAAATGCAGCAATGAGTACGTTTACAAATAACATGCTTGGTGATGGTGATATTGTTCCTATATTTTACGATATACCGCCAACACCTCCGGGTTCGTCCGTTTCAATTATTGACCAATTTGGGGCGTTGATTGCGTCGGTTTTAGCGCCGGGAACTTATGGGGTGTTAAGGTTTGATACGATTGATTTACACAGCTTTAACCCAGGAACTGATACTGAAATAATCCCACCATTAATTATAATGCAAGCATCATGAGTATAGTAATTGAGGGTAGGCTTTTAGAAAACAGATTTACAACGGCTCAATGGGCTGCATCAACTGTTATTTTAAAAGATAGGGTATGGGGGCATGAAGTAGATGATTCTGGCAATCCGGTAGGTTCAAAAATGGGGAACGGGGTTGATTTATGGGCTGCGTTGCCATATTGGTATACAGGTGCAGGGACTAACGTTGTTCAAAAATCATTTACAGCGCAAACGGGGTTGACTATTAACTGGCAGACTGATTTAGCTGATGGTGTTCATACTTACGCTGCTTTGTTAGGTAATTATTTCCCGCGTCCTGTAGTTGCTTTGCTATCATCTGGTAGTGATTATGTTTATCCTGGTACTTTACCGGCTGTCAACTATTCATCGGGGTTGATTAACACGGTAGTATTTGACTGGGGAGTTTCATCCGACGGATATATTCGCTTCTAAAAACCCCGCCATATCACTCGCTGACAGGCGGGGTAAACCAATTTAACATTATGAAGTGCGCTTAGGACAGCGCGGGATGAGCTATAATATTGAAATTACTTTTTTAAGTGCGTAAGCAAAGCCATTATCTTCACTATCAGCGATAATACCCATATTTCCGTTACGGGGTAAATTGTAATCGCTGTATTGTAATTTTAGTATCTTGCTTACAAGTTGCTCTTTGTAATTATCAATTACATGTTTTTTGAACTTTTCCAGTTCTTCAAATTCGTTAATATTCATTATCTTCTAAATTTAAATTCTTTTTCAATCAAAAACATCCCCACCAAACAAATTAGGGTGAGGGCGTAGGCTTGTAGTGTAGTGAGTGGTTTCATATTAGCCCCAGGCAAATTAAAATTATCAAAACCCAACCTAATATAAATATTGGTATAAAGGTGACTTTAGCCCATAACGGGTAATTGCCTATGTTTTGTCGGAAGTCCGTTGCTGCTTTCATAACTCCTCCCTCACAAACTTCCAACAAGTTTTAAAAGCGATACAGAATACCGGTATCATTTGTCCAATAGCGCCGAGTAGGATTAGGGTTGTTCTCATGATAGTTCGAGTGTTGGTGATTTGTGAATATCCGATATATTTATAGTTTCAATAACTGAATTTGGTAATGTTATTTCAAAATCAATAAGAGTCATTCTAAGACGTTTTTTAGGCTCACTATACTTAGCGTCAAAGCGAGTTATAAAGTCTTTTGCGCGTTTTGGAAGCACAATTGTTGTGGTTTCACTATCGTAGATTAAAACTGATGTCCCCGGATAATATTTAGGGAACGGATTAATATAGTCACACTCAACAACCGCATCCGGCATTATATCCCTAATGGCTAATGAAATAGCACAGTTTTTATTTATGTCGGTTATTCCTGTAGTGCCGCACATCATTGACTGTCTTAATATTTCCCTTGTTATTTTGATTTTAAGTTTCATTTTATCTCGTTTTTAATTTTCCTTACTTTCCCCACCTTTACCACCTCATTACAAATGGTGCAGTGGGTTGTTATAAATCGTTGTATTTTTTTATTATCTGTAACATAGCAGTGAAGTATTCAGATTTTTGTTCATTAGACATATCTGAATTTTCCTTTATTATTTGCTTAATTTCGCTAAGCCCAATAGATAGGTCAGATTTGTTTTTTAAAAAATCAGTCACTATAAGATGTGCTTGCAACGCTCCTTCAACAGCTATTTTATTGGCTATTGAAATGCAATCTTCTCTTGAAATGTGTATAAACGAGCCATCCTCTAATTTAAAAGACATTAGACTGTTTAGCGTAGTTATTGGGGTTGTGTTCATATCAATTGTAATCGTTTAAATTCGTTCGACTTCTTTAATGTACATCCCGGATAGTAAACGTGTATCATTGCGCGTAAACATTCCTTTGCAATTTTATTTTCATCCAATTTCCTCACCCATTTTTCATGGGCTATTTTGCAGGCGGTTGGGGTCATAATAGTTCGGGGTGTTGGTAGATGTTTCCGATTAAGCGAAGATTTTTATTTGACAGATATCTCAAAAAATGAATAGCATCGCCTTCTTTTTGGAAATACGGTTTGTTGCCATTTTCAACCTCGTACCCAAACCATTCGTTTTCTGTTATCTTATTGCCTTTTTTTAGGAAATAGATTAAGATTTTGGTTTGCAGGTATTCAGAGGGAACAATGTGTATAAGTAATTGGTCTGCGCCTTTTTGCTTCATTATTTCACCAGCGGTAGAATTATGAAAACCGTCTTCGACATAATCGAATAAGAGTATATCATCTTCATACCACTCATCTACTCCGTTTTTGTCTTTCAGGCCAGTGAATTGCATTAACTCTACTGGTTGGCCTTGTGCCGCATAGCCTAAGCAATCGCCTATTTTATCATCATAAAGCATCCGTGGTTCTATGGCGGTAAATTTACCTTTTGCGGAATATCCTTTATGCCACGCCCTAAATTTTATTTCTCTTTTCATATAAACAAATCAGCATAAATCATCAATAGTCTCCTAAACTTTGTCACCGGAGGAAACATTTCAGGGTAGTCGTTAATTGCGCCTGCGAGCGTTTGCACATCTTCAAGGCAATTGGCGTTGTCGAGCAGGTCGAGAACTTCGTCGTGGCGGTATTTCATGATATAAGTTTTTCGTAAATTGCATCATTACTCATTTCTGCATTACCTTGAATTGATTCCATATTGAAATCCTCGGTGGTATTTTGGAATGAGTACATAATGGCATCTCTTACCAAATCTTCAAGGTCTGATTTGCAACCAACCCAAAGATTATCTATGCAAGCATCTTCAATTAATCTTTTTGGTGTTTTCATGATATAATCCCTTTCACCTCGTCCACCACCATTTCTGGGCGGCAAGCATAAAGTTCAACCTTAAAATATATTTTAGCACACTCAAGCATTGTTGATGGGCTTGTAAGCATACCGTTTTCAAGTTTACGCTCCATATCCTCAATGAATGCCATTGCGCGTTCCTGCGGGGACAGGATTGAGTAGTATTCATTTCCGCGTACTTTATAGGCATCTCCACTAAATGGATACGCTTTGCCTTTTTTTGATGTGCTCATGGTTATTTAATGGTTTTAATGCCCCGGTTTGTAATTGTGTAGTAATCGGTTTTATTTTCCTGATTAGTTCTGCTAATCATCCCTAAACCAAGCAATTTATAAAATGTTAAATTACTCATTGATGTTGGCACATCATTTATAACCAAAAAAGATTTTTGTTTTCGGCTACTTATGTTTTCAACTTTTATGTGCGCGCCATCTTTCATTTTTGATAGCATCCATTCTTGTGTAATTGTCATAGTTAATCCTCTCCGTACTGATAATATCCAAACTCTTCATACAAACTAAAACGGGTGGATAGTTCCCGGTCTTCCGTGTCGCGAAATCCGCGATTGCGGGATTGGAAGTCTTCTATTTCCGCCATCTCAAACGGCGTGTAATCGGCTATTGACTTCGCCTTCGTTTGCGCCGGGATAGTTGTGGGGGTGTGTTGTGGTCGCATGGTTAGTTGTTTATTTTGTTTGCTAATCGACTGCGGTACACAGCAAGTCTTTTATCTAAATCTGCATGTTTTTGCAATATAGCTTGCTTTTCTTCTTCTGTTAACGGCCTCGACTTCATACCGAATCCTATTTGCGTAGGTTCATCAGCCATTGGTTTTGATTTATATTTCATAATCTTATCTAAACAATTCAGGGTGATTAATATTTAGGAAAGCAAATAACTCCGGTTAACTGTAATGCAACCAATATAACAACTACGGCTATAAAGGCTATGCAAAAATACTTTGCTGTGTGTGTTCCGTTTTGGAGGTTCTGTAAAGTGTTCATTCTGATAGTTTTTAATTACCCAACATCGGGCACCGCCAAACCCCGCAAGCCTAATTAAAAGCGTTGCGGTTATACCATTCCAAGTTTGCTGCCGATGGTATCGTACGGGGACGTTTGGCACCGCCAAACCCCGCACACTTTTCAGAGGCGGGGCGGCAGTCCGTGAACTATCACGAAACACGGTGTTTTATCCGGCGGCACCTGTTAGATATTTATCATATCGTGAAGTCCGTGGGCTAAACCAACTTTCATGACGGTTACGTGAAAACTCACCTAAATCATGAATTATGGTTGTAAATACGCTTGATGCTTTTTGGTTAGTCATTGATGCCCATACAATGAATCCACGTAACCCGTCAATGAATTTACGGTCGGGGTCAGATGTCATAATAACAGTTGTAAGGTCAATTGAAATATCAGCCATTTCCCTATCGTTCGGGTAAACTTGATGGCAAATATTCATAATTTCACTGATAAGATCATCCCTGTCAACTACATATTGATTTGGGCTTTTTTTTGTTAAGTCGCTCATTTTTGATAGTTTTTAATTCTTTTGTCGTTATTGACATAACAAAGGTGCAAATTAACTTTCACTTTCACAAGTAAAAGAACAAATAAATTTAAACTATTTTATAACTTGTTGATTATCAGTCACAATAATTTTTCTTTTACCTACTTCAAGTCGTTCGCCATTGTACTCAACAAAGGTAGGTAACTCAACAATGGTTAGTTTTTTCATTTGGCTAATGGCCTGTGTTTTAATGTCGCGCTCGGTGGCGTACTGTTGGAATGTTTGTATCATTTTGCAAATTCTATGTATCTAAATTCAAACCCTTTTGACTTCGCATATTTGCAAAGTTCTTTATATTCGTCCGGTTTGACCTCATTGTCTTTAATGGCTAAACCTAAGGCTATGCCTGTTTGTATATTATCGCCATAGTCAATAATATCCCCGTAGTGGTAAAATTTCATATTTATCATTTTATACTTTCTCTTTACAAAGCTAAAGAATTTACTTTTTGTTTCAAAGCGTTTCACAAACTATATTTACACATAATATGAAAAAACTATTATTAGCCCTCATCCTATTCCTCCCCCTACTCGCAATGGGGCAAACCGGAACGCTGCCATCGGGTAGCGTCATAACCACCGCGCCAACATCGTATTGGAATCCAACAACGCACCGATGGACTCCGAAAGTCGGGAGTTATTGGTATGAGATATTAACAATTCAGGATACGGCGGGTATCGTACCGTCATTTTACCGTATATTTCATGGCAATAATGAATGGTATGGAACACAAAATTTTCATAATACACTTACTGTTTCAAATGCGTCAGGGTCTATTGCTTATTTTTCAGTTGACCCTACGCAAACGATTGTCAATAATATATTAAACCTTCAAAACGGTTTTGAAATGTTTTCCGGGGTTGGTAAATATAGAACGGGCACTTCTGAAGTATTTAACAGTGCCTATACATCAGGCAATGATATTACGGTGTCGCATGGAGATGAAGGGTCTTTTTCAAACCCGCCATGGTTAAATATTGCAGAGGGAAGTTCAGGAAGTTTGCGTTTGTTTGGTAATAATATCACCAGAACATCAGATAGTTCGCCGGTGCTTTGGCGTTCAGATTTAACAGGAGCAACAAGATCACTGATAGGGGTTGACTCCACATCAACACAAAACACATACAGTCATTTAATGTCAGGCTTTACACCTGGTACTATTGCTGGTAATAACGGATGGACATTGGCCGGTTCGGCGGTGGGTGTTAACAGCGGCACACAAAGCACGACTATTACAGCGGCCTATACTACAGGAACAGACTATGCTCTATGCCCAGAAAGGTTTAATCAGGGTAAAATGCGTTTCCTATGGCATCAGGCATCAGAAAAGCCGATGGTTACATGGGGTGGGTTGTCAACTTATTTTTCAATATCCCAAACAGGAGGTACAGCGACATTCGGCACTGTTACAGGCGGTGTTTTAACGTCATTGGGAACATTTACAATCCCGTTCACTACTGACACCTATGTGCAGGTTAATTACACAGGGCAAACAGCCGGAAGCATATTATCAGTGAAAATATGGCCTATTAACGGAACTTATCCATCATCAAATGTTTTCACCTATACTTTTACAGGTTCTGAAACGGCGGTAACCGGTGACCAGGTTACTTTGCGTACACTTGACGGTACAGCATCTCAAATCAATAGCCTTGATATTAAGGATGAATATACAATACTTGCTACAAAAGCAACATTTACCGGTGACTGGTTTAAAGTATCGAGGGGCACGCACGTTTATCAATCCGTAATTGCACAGGGGGCTTACTTCGATTTTGTTGTTAAATCAGCTACATACGCCAACCTTAAAGTTTATGCCGATAGCAGAGCGGCTTATCAACCTCAATTAGAAGTAAGTATAGATGGCGGTGCGTATAACCTGGTGACATGGTCATCTACCGGTGACATTGTTGTGCCTATTGCAGCGGGTATGGATGCGACAAAAGACCACCGCTTGACCGTCTATGTTAAAGGGGTTCACGAATTAGATGACCTTTGGAACTCACAAGAGGGTTTTCTGTTTAATGACATTGTGACCGATGGGCATGTAACGCCTTATAATAATTATACCGGGTTAACTGCTTGGTATGGAGATAGCATCGTAGCCGGAATTGTGGCATACGGTTACGCTGCATCTCCGCCAAATTCACAGCCTTCGCAATCAGCAGGGCATTTATCATTCCCACAGATAGCAGGTAGGAGATTAAACCAACGGGTTTATATGAAAGGATTTGGTGCAGCAGGGTTAATTAATCCTGGCCACGGAAATGTGCCAATTGCTGTTACCAATCTTGCAAGTTTCGCAAGCGGCTATCCGAAGTATAACAACGAGCAACCAAACACGATATTCTTAAACTACGGTACAAATGACGGTAGTGCGTCATCCGCATCGTACATAGCGGCTTATAACACTTATATCGCAGCGGTACAAGCTGCGTACCCGAGGGCTAAGATATTCCTTATTGACCAATTTAACGGGGTTAGAACATCTGATAACAGTACGGTTGCTTTAAACAGTACCGTTACGTTTATCCCTACTCAACAGTTTGTTGGTAGCATGACATTTATTGCTGATGGATTGCATCCTGATATTAACGGGCATGATGTAGCAGGGAATGCGCTGTATAGCCTTATTGTGCCGCAAATACAGCCCTCACAATGGGCTAACGTTAACGGGAAGGGTATAAGCTATGTCGGCGGCTCTGCGATGGTTTACGCCAACAATAACGTGATACGGAACTCTGATGGTGGTAGTGATTTTACTACGCCTTTGATAACGGGCTCTCCGGTTTCAACTCAACTTACATCCGGTAGTATTTCACCCGGCGCAAGCGGAACATCGTTTGATGTAAATAAAATTAATACCAATTCACATAATGTTAGATCACTTGCTTTGTTAGGGGTGATTGACAGTCACACAGTTGGTTCGGAAACATCGCATTGGGAAATGTACTCACAACCGGGTACGGGAACACTAACAAAGGAATTTACTTTTGGTGGAACTGGAAACTTCACAGCAGTAGGGACATTAAGCGGAACGGCACTATTACTTGGAACAGGCACCAGCGCAACCGTAAAGGATTTTAATATAGTATCTGGCTCAAAGGCAAATGTTACATTACCAAGTCGTTCAACCCTTACATCTGGCACAAATGGTATGCTACATTATTTGAATGATGGAACTAATAATTATGGTATTGCATCATTAGTTGACAACCCTAACAACGCGGTTGGATTTTCTATTCGGTATAGTTCGACACAACCGGCTTTTGTTGTGCAGGCAAATAGCACTGAATTATTAAGATTTGACAGCGGTTCAAGATTGGGTTTAGGTGTTACATTACCAACAGCATATATCCATTTAAAGGCCGGTGTTGCCGCAGCTAAGGGCGCTCCAATAAAGTTTTCAACCGGAGGTATAGTTTTGACTACACCTGAGGCGGGAGCATTAGAGGCGACTAATGCAGCCTTATTTTATACTGATACGGTATCAACAGTAAAGACAAGGCGGGAGGTGATTTTAGATACCAAAACGCAGACGTTAACAAATAAAACTTTAACATCGCCACAGTTAAATACGCCGTTGCTTAACACTACATCGGTGGTAGGGCAATATTGGGTTGCTACAAATACCGCTGGTGCGGGAACGTGGACGACACCAACAGTAATAAATCGTTCACATACAATATTTACCCCGGCAACCGGTGGAACTGTCACATTAGTAACAGGGCAAATAAATATAATTAACCCAGCCGGTACAATAGCGACTTTAACATTAACGTTACCGTCATCACCGGCAAATAATGATATTGTTAGCCTTACATTTACGCAAGCAGTAACAGCGATTACATATAGCGGTGGGACTGTAGTAGGTAGTCCAACAACGGCATCATTAGGCGGTCAATGGTATTTAACCTATGACAGTGGTACAACAACATGGTATTAAAAACAAATTATATGGCAACAATTTTAGACGACAAAGAACACAAAGGCAATCATTTTTTATCGCTGTTTTTAAACGGGATAGTAATGTTGGGCGAGGATGCAATTGAACAGGCTATTGCGCATTTGATTGATAAGAAAGCGGCTATTAAGCCGCTTGATACGCACCCATGCCAACAGGGGCAACATTGGAGTGACTCATTGCAAAAATGTGTTGACGACATAGGCTAATGGCAATATTAAATCTATTGGCCTTATTACTATATACCGGATTTAACAACCTGTATATTTATGAACTTTTTTACGGTTCGTGGGAGTATCGGCTCACGAAAGGTTTTTTTTATTTTTTTACATCTATTTTTGTTTTGTTTTTAATTGTCGGAGAGGGAACAGGATACCGCTCAAACAGGGAGTTTCAAACGAACTTAATATGTAAAATAACTTTGTTAGCGTGTTTTATAATTTTTGCTTTTACACAACTTGATATTTTTATGCCTAAACCTCGAATGTATTTTTTATCGCTTAATGGCAGTGTTTTTGCCATTAGTATAATTATTCTCATTAGCGGATTACGGCATGACTACTTCAAGGATTAAAACTCAAACAATGGCAGCACCTCATCAGGAATGGTGGACACCGATATTTAATTGGATAACCAGCAATACAATAGTTTTTGCTTCTTTCGCTTTGGCGTGGAAGGGAATTGATAAAGTGTTTAAATTTTACTCTGAAAGCCGGTTAAACGAATTACGCGCCATTGTAAAAGAGGAATTGGCTAACCATACTAATCCACAGATTGAAAAGCTGTCTACTTCTATAGACGAATTGCGTGAAAGTATTTGGGCGTTAAAATCTAATAAATGATAGCCGAAGCCACCGAATTAACAGCATGGGGCGTGCCGGGAGCTATTATAGTTGCCTTAGCAGGATATATACTATTAATTGAAAAGCGCCATAGAGAAGAACGGTCGGACTGGGCAAAAACAAACGAGCGCCAGGTTGACGAGCAAAATCGTAATTTAAAAGAAAATACCTCTGTGTTATCAGCGTTAAAAACACTTTTAGAGAATAGAATAAGATGATTGACTGGGACGTAATATTTGTAATATTTTGCTTAACAATAACGCTGTTATCGGCTTTTATAGCATGGGAGTTTTGGCGGTCGCGTGACGGGCGTTTAAGGGTTTTGATTATACGGCTATTCTTGGCTAAAATATTCGTTTATGGCGGCGCTGCAGCATTATTAATCTTTCACGGGGCAAACTATCACACTTGGTTAAAGGTCGCTTTAAACGCCCCTATGTTCTTTGTAATGATACAGCTTTATTCTTTTATTAGGATGAGGGATAGGTAATTAAATCCAACCCAAATTAGCAGAACGCCAAAGTACTATATCAACCACACTAACCTTATCCCCGGTTTCTTTACTAAGTTGCTCGCACATATCATTGCAATTCATATTGAACTTTCCTGCAATCCTCACCAAATGTCTATCAGGTTTTATACAGTCATGCCCTAAATTTTTTGCTAGGTGATATTTAGTAATACCGCCAATAAACGGTATTGATTGTAGATATTCAATTTTGTCATCAGATTGCATATACTCACTAAATAACCGGTTATAAGACGATAAAATGTGTTTAATGGCTGCAACCTTACCTTTATGACCGAATGCGGTTGAAATGTCTTTCCCGTTAGCTATAGCCATAAATATTTTGTCTTTTATAATTCGCGCAATTTGTTCCCTCATGCCACTGTTAAGAATTACCCAAATAGCTTCATTACGAAATTGAATAGCACTCATACACGGCTCTAATTCTGTTTGCCATTGTATTTCATCAGCGTAACCCTCTTCTATTAGCTGCGATTTTAAATGTAGGTATGTTTCTTTTTTCATATCTTTTTCAAATTATTATTCGCCGGGAATGGGGTTAATGTTAGTTCCGTATTGGTAAGCACAAAGTATAAATTTTGTAGTTGGTGCACGAAATCAATCTGTAACGGTAGCCATTCTTTAAATTCACGATGTAACCAAATATTTTCGCCCTGTTGCCAAAACTCAAATATTCCAAATTCGTAAATAACAACCCCGTCATGAAAATGACGCTGTGATTTTGATAGTTTAAATAGTAGTTCAGAAGTTAATGGGGTTGGCCCAAACCACCATCCACGCGAGAATTGGTCAGTGTATCGGTCAATCTCGTATTCTACCTGTGTTTTCAACCAATCCGCATCCACAGTCACAATACTTTCACTTTCTTCATGAATAGCCCATATAATATTCCCTATCCTTAATTCGCTTGCTTTAAGCGGGTATAGGTTTAAATCATAATCTGCGTCTTTTATCATTTTACTTCTTAATATATTCGTTTTCTTTCAAACCAAACACGTTGTAGTGGTCGGCAAGGAGTTTGTTCCAAATGCAAACCGGTATCAATTTGTTTTCAATGCCGTAAATAAATTCTGATTGGTCTACATATCCATAATTGCGAGAGTATAACTCACTTAACGGGCGCAAAACTAACATCGCAGTAGTGCTGCCATCTAAAAAGTTTGGTAAGCTTTGAGGCGTTAATTTGCCGCGTAAATCTCCAAACGTAGAATGAGTTAACGTATCTACATCAAAAGGCAAATACGCCGCTAATATTTCAAGTGTTATCATTTTTATTCATGGGGTTGGGGGTTAAAAAGTCGGTGAACATTTAGGACATGGACAGCTAATCATGTGAATGCATGTCGAACCATCGTGCTTTATTCCAGTACCATGGCATGACGTACAAGCATCATGCATACATGGTCGCCAATTAACATTTTGGTGTTTATTAATATTAACTAAGTGTACCCTTTGACGCTCTGCTAATTCTTTTTCATATTGTTCTTTTTCCATTTTTCAAATCGTTGTCGAGAGTTGGTTAAGGTCGTTCCATTTGTGCAAGGTAGTCTCGGTAATGATCGCTCATTACAGGAACTTGTTTAAGGTCATTTGAAATAAGAACCCTAACATACCCTGCTAAACTGATGTTTTCAATCTTGCCGCTTTTTGTTAGTTGCTCCATCATATCATCAGATATGCCGACATTGTACTGTTTTAGTTTTTTTGACATTGTTAAAAAGGTTGCATTTGTTTATCTTCTATTCTATCAGCCATTAACATAATTGAGTAGTCATCAAGGGTATTTATTGATCTATCAGCGCCATCGTTTCTGAAAAATATATTTTCACCTCTTTTTACAAGACCATAACAGCTAAAAGTTTCAATGGCATTCGATACAGAAAACGGCTCTGCAAATCGCTCATAATCCGACAGACAGTATTTCTTAATACTATTGACGGCTTCGTTTCTCAACTCGGTTAATTTAAATAAGTAACTCATACTGCAAATATAACATTTATATCTTAAATATAAATAAATATTAAAAAAGATTATTTTTATTTGCAACTATCCCCCAATTAATATACCTTTGGGGAAAAGAAAGAGGAATGATATTAAGCAATATTAAATATGGGAAAGTGATTATACCGACACTTTTAGAGTTTGGTAAAGGGGATATAGCTGTTACATGGGGCGTAAACGAAACCGAAACCGAAAATCATGTAGCCGTAATTTTTAAAAACCAATCCCCGCGCGAAATTGGCGAAATTGGTGACCTATTAAAAGGTCAAACAACCGATGAAACATTTACGGATATGGTAATGGTATTTGATAATGAAAATTCAATCGATGTGGTAATGCGCAAATTACAGGCCGCTAAAGATGAACTGCATAAAATCATTTTAACCCCCACCACTTAAACAAAGAAAAGATGAAAAGAGAAATAAAGTTTCGGGCATATATTAATGGTGCAATGATTAATGGTGATAGCCTTGCATTTGAACAGTATGAACCGATTAGTATGTTACTTACCAACTGTGAAAATATAATGCAATACACTGGCTTGAAAGATAAAAACGGTGTTGAAATTTATGAGGGGGATATTGTAAGGGCAAAAAGGCGAAACAAAGAAACATTTGCTAACGGTATAGTTGAAATGCCAAAGTCATGTTGGGTTTTAAGGTTTAAGTCTAACATAGGCAATGACCACATGTATAGGACTGCTGAATTTTCAGAATTTGAAGTCATCGGAAATATTCATCAACACCCCCATTTAGTAAGCAAATAAAAAGAGATATGAATATGAAAAAATTAAAATTAACAACAGAACAAATTGAAGTATTTAAAAAGGCACTACATGAGGCGTCAAACAAAGGCGCACAAGACGCTACATTTTTAGCCAATAGTATGTATCAGTTGATTGAAACCGAGGGCAAGTACATACCTAAAATAATTGAAAAGTATACAGAATGGTAACTTAACTTTTTTAGCCCCTCAACAACAGGGGCTTTTTTATTTCTGTGTAATTACCAAGAATAAGGAAAGTTTTGTATGTTTGTAATGTGATTCGCGATTCACTCCAAAGCGTAATTGTCGGGGCTATGACCCTTAACGGCATTGCGCTTTTTTATTTCCCAATAGTTTTGTAAATTGCGGTATGATTTACTTCATTTGTTTAATGCTTTTATCAATTGCTGTCATGGCCGCAATGGTGTTTACTAAACGGGTTGACTAATGTATGATATGGAAAAGCACTCACTCCAACAAATCGCATTACTACATGCCGCAATAAGGGATAAAGCCAAACAAGCCTATTTAGAGGCCGTAAAAGCAACTCCAGCACTTGTACACCCTTACATAGACCAAACGTACCGATCGTTTGAGGAAAGCGATAAATTATACGCACAAGGCAGAACTACACCGGGACAAATAGTGAGCAATGCTAAAGGCGGTCAAAGTTGGCACAATTACGGCCTCGCGCTTGACTTTCATTTAATTGTTAATGGGAAAGATGTTTGGGATGTTAACCATGATTGGATGACTGTAGTAAATATTTTTAAGGCACATGGATTTACCTGGGGCGGTAATTTTTCGGGTTTGTTTAAGGATTACCCGCATCTTGAAATGAAGTGTGGTTTAACGCTGGCGCAGGCTCAAAAATTGTATACTGATAAGGACTTCATACCCGGCACACAGTTCATTAAAATAAACAACGCGGCTGTTTGAGGGCAGACCGCGTTGAGTTAACCGATAGGATAACGCTAATCAACCTAAACGGTTAATTCTTTTACAAAAAGACTTTTGGCCTCTTTTATTTCTTCATTTGTTGCTTCGTGAATTTGCATGAGGGTGTCGCATACGGACATGAGGCCGTTGAACATCCATTCATCGCCATAACAACCTTTATCAGCGGTTTCAAAAGCCTTTTCTATAGCGGCCAATTGATATAAACTATACCCTGTTAAATCTATAACTTTTTTAACATTCCCCCTGTAATAAAGTGGTTCAATGTGTTGAATGCCTTTATTAGTACCGAATGCATATATCCAAATAGCATTATTAAAATCATCTTCCGATACTGATTTACCTTTTAGGATAGGAACGTAATTAGCGCATATGTTTCCTACTGCACATGCGGCGCAATCGCCGTGTGCTAATTTGCCTTTAAAATAAGCATTAACTAAAATGCCAATTGTTTTGTGGAATAATTCTGGATTTTTCATTTTTTTTAGCGTTTTTAATGAACTACTAATATACAATTAATTTTATATATTTGGAATAAAAAAGCGTATGAAATCAAGTTGGTTAAGCGATAACGTGAAATCCATAATAGGCGTAATTGTGGTAACAGGTGTAATTGGCTATCTATTTATGGTAACGCTGATTAGTATTGATAACACTATACGATCACAAGCCTTAATTGCTATGGTTTCACTTGCTACGGGCGTTATTTCGTATTACTACGGGTATTCACAGGGCGCAAGTAAAAAGGATGATGCACAGGCTGTATTGACGGCTAATAGTCAAACATCTGTTATATCACCCGCGCCGGAACAACCTGTGAATACCAACACCTAACTACCAATCTGAACTTGACGAGCCTGAATCGCTTGAACTGCTGCCACTGTCATAAGATGATGAACCGCTATCGTAGCTACTGCTACTACCCGAATCGGATGACGAACTTGAACTACTGTCAGAACTTGATGAACTATTACTATCATCGCTCCAACTTGCAGATGAACCGCCGCCGCCGAAATCACCGCCGCCAAAGCCGCCAAATGTAGTGATATCGTCTGTTACAGGAGGTGTATAGGGCTCATCGGTAATTATCCCGATTGACGGCTGTTCTATGAATGAATTATTGGTTGAATAATCCTCGACGCTATCAATTGCCGGAGCATACTCCGTTTCATCGTTTTCATGCTTATAATGGCTTGCTTCGTCGGGCGACAATGCCAAATAAGTGTTGTCTGAAATGCGTTCGGCATATTAGGATTCGCAAAGTGTAGGAATTTTAAAATGTACATATTGCTTGTTTTAAATTGTTTACTAATTAATCATCAGGAAATAACTCATACTTATGGCAAATGTCAACCATTGCGGGGATGCCGCGAAATACATATCCATTGCCGTCATATATCCCGTATTGATGAACGTAGGTTTCACCTTTAAGTATCTTAAACCCGTGTTCCTTTGCCAACTCATAGGCTTGCTTTTCCTCTAATGGCAAAGCGTTTATATCAGCATCATTCCACGCACATTGGATATGTTTGCATGCATGACAATGATAGTCTTGTTTAGCCTTTGGCGTTGTTGATGGATAGAAAAAATCGCTCATAATCTTTTAATTTGGTAATGGGCATTAATTAATCTAATGATTTAACTTCGCTGTAAACCATACACATATCGCTAAAGTTATCTGTATGGCAATCAGGGCAATCGCAATTCCAATCATAATCCCATGATATTAGCCTACCATCAGTAGCTTTGAAAACATGATCGCCGTCATGATTACTTTCTTTTAAACACCCGTCCTTATCTTTAGGGTCAGTATACATGTGACCTGTAAATAACTTGCCGCAAATATCCATTTTTCAATCCTCATTTAAATATCTCGGTTCAATAAACCATTCTGCGTGGATTTCAGAATGCATCGTTTGGGTGGTATCATCGATACGTTGCTGAAAGTCAATTTCTTCCTGCTGTTTCGCAGTTGGTGTAATATGGCAAACAAATGCCAGCGTCATTACCAGTCCTATGAAAAACAGGAGGGTTAGTTTTGTTTCGGGTTTCATATCAACTTTCAATTTTAAAAGTTACATCATTTTCATTATAGGCCGTCCATTGCGGTAGTGATTTACGAACGGCTATATATGCTTGTTTTGCTGCTTCTTTTGCCTCGTGTTCTGTCAAGTCTCCAAACTTTTCGGTAACTGGTATATCGATGTTTATTATCATGTGTTTCATTTTATGTTGTTTATTTCGGTTAAAACATCTGTTAGGGCTTGGTTATACATACTGCCTGCCGATGTTGGCGATTGTATTGATAGCAACTTGACAATGTATTCGATTTTACTTTTACTCACCATACCTTCTGATGCGGCGGTGTGACCGGCGATGAAGTCCCGTTTACATGGCTCTAATAAATGGTTATTTTCGTTACTAAATCCTATTGTATTATCGGCATATTCTTCCGCCAACTGTTCAATCGTTTTTTCCATTATCTTTCCTTTTAAAATTAGTGTATAGTTGTTTGATGTTGATACCCCTGATTGATTCCATTATCTCAAATGGGTCTATTGTGCAGTGGGAATTGTGAACTGCTTCTTTTTTAACCTCATTTCCAAACTCCACCATCCTCTCCGCCTCTTTCTCCGCTATCACATCGAACTTTGTTTCCGCATCGAGTAGTAAGCCGGATAATCGGGTTATCTTGGCTTGTATGGCATCTATTTCAGATTGGCGCAGGTCGTAGGCGCGTTGCATGGAAAGCAGTATACTATCATGTGAGTTATACCCGCTTATTTTCGCATATTCCTCTTTCAGTATCGCCTCAAATTGGGCTTTTAGGGTTGGGTTCATTTTGCTATAGGATTAGGCCAATTACGGCGGAGTGATTGTTGAGCATAAACAGATAAAGACGAGCCGCGTGTGTAACCTGGCATAGTACCCTCTAATTCCTCACTGGCTCTTTTGTCGCAATTATAGCTGCAAACATATCCGCCATATTGATTGACTGGGCACTGTTCCATTGTGCCGGGCATAAACGCACCACCACCCATATAATAGGGCTTGCCGATTAACTTTTTGCCGCATCCGCGACATGTCGCCGTTTCTTCTTTCATATCAATTCATTTTATCAATCCGTTTCTCCTGTCGTTGATTGTGGCGAGGAGGATTAGGGGGGAGAAGCAGCAAGAGGGTGAGCAATGCTGTAAGCCGTATCATTTCAGTAATAGTTTGCTAAACTTTCCATCCACAAAATCACTTAACGGCCTTTCTGTTTGTGTTACCAGGGTGTTAAGCACATCAATTTCAGTAAGCCGATTACTGTCGGTTTTCATCATTCTGTACACCGCGTTTTCAGAAACAGCTAATACCTTTTGAATTTCAATAAACAATCCCCGGTCGCCCTTAATTGCCTCTTTACCTATTTCGTTTAATTTTATCATAGTTGTTAATTTGTTAGTGGAACTGTGCGGTAACGATCCGCAGTCAACCCGGTTCCCAGCTCTTATATACACCTTGTACTTCGGTTTAAATAAGTTTAATATTTATCGCTATATGCCTAAGTTTGTAATGCCCTTATACTATCAGTCCCTTTTAAATAAGTCCGGCAAACCTCGCGTCTACCGGACTATAAACCTAAACCTTAGGTAGGGTGAGAGTTTTGCCCTGTACCGCCGAATCCCCGCGTGTTAGGCGAGGCGGCAGACCCTGAAACGTTATCAAGAAAACGGATTTAAAGGCTTCAAAATATAATCTTCATCAACCCTTTTGAACTTAAAGTTCTTAGTCCAAACCTTTGCACGAACAAAATATTTTTCGTTAGTGGTTCTGCCCGGCCTGTTAATCCACATTGTTTTATCATCTACGTGAGACTCAAAAATGTATTCGTCACCAGTAGAATCAATAGCAACCAAAACAGGCTTAATTTCTAAAGTCCTTTTTACAGGGTTATTGTAGATACTTTCTGATGCTGATAACATTTTAACTAATCCCATGATTTACGTTTTTTTTAATTTGCCTTGATTGACAATACAAGTGTACGGACTATATTTGATACTTGCAAATATTTTATCATTTATTTTACATTTATAGCAAATTAATTTATTTTCACTTTTATTTGCACATCTCCAAAATAAAAGTAATATTTGCATTGTCAATTAAAAAGAACAGATTATGACTGAACAGGAATATAACCAATCGCTGTCTGACCTTAAAGATAAGTACGAAAGCGATAAGCGCAAAATAGACGGCCAGTATGCAATCGGCCTAAATCCCTATAATATAGGTGATATAATAAAAGACCATAATTCTATTTTAAAAATAGAAAAAATTGGCTGGTCTTATTCTTATAGCGGCCCAACATGTTTATATAAAGGCATTGAATTAAAGGCCGATTTGAATCCATCTAAAAAACAGTCGTGTACAACGATGTATCTTAGCAATGTCAAGCAAAAACTTAATTAACCCCCGTTACACTTAAAAAGATGAAAACACCAACACAAGAACAGTTTCAAGTTGTCATTGATAATTTGGAGAAAGCGCTAAAAATATCAAAAAACAATGCGCCCGTAGATATGATGTCTGTGGATATTGCAATTAACAAAAAATACGCGTGCGGAACGCCAATGTGCCATGCTGGATGGTATTTAATAGCAACATCAAAGGTTACTTCGCATACAAGCTATTCAGACGGAGCAGAACTAATGGCAGAACACCTTGGTTTTGCCAATGACTTTTATTTGAAATTATGGGCAAAACAAAATAGTGATATTTGGGGAAACAGAGAGGGAGAAAGTATGTTTTGCAGCGAAAACGCGTTTTCTACTTCTGAACCATTTGGCTTGAAAACAATAATCGACCATTGGAAAGCCGTAAAAGAACGCGCTGGAACAGCCCCCGACGAAGATACCCCGCAGCCGGAAAATGAGGGGGATGGGGAATGAAAACATTAAAACAATGGCTATCTGAACTGCCTAAAAAAGCAAAAACGTACACTGAATTGGTAAAATTCACAGCACGTGATACTGAAAATTACCCCGAAATTGCCTTTGATAAAAATTACATTAAGTTCTTTCCGCCAAGTGAAACAGCATGGTGCTATAGGATAATGTGTGACTTGCCGGGTGGTAGTACTAAATATCTTTGGTTGTCAATTAACGAAGCAGAAAATTACGCATGAAACATAGAAGTATCAAAAACACCGTAACGCCGCCAACATACAGGCCGCAAACATGCCCGAAAAAATTAACGGAAAGTTTTAACAAGTGGGCAAAGTATATTCATAGGGAAAACAAAAAGTTGAAATAAGATGGAAAAATTAACAGAAGAAAGGCTCGAAGAGATTTTCGAGAACGATGATTACAGTTTAGACGGTGGCGACAATGCAATGCAAGGGTTGCTAATAATGGCAAAATATCTTGATCCGTTTGAAAAAAAGACTACATTAATTCAAGGTGCAGACCATGATATTATTTATGGCCCTGAAAAACATGAATTATTAGAGGCTGGATTAACCGAAGAAGACGCGATTAAACTTCGAAATCTTAATTGGGGTATTGATGGTGAAATGTCAGATGGATTTTACTGCTTTGTTTAACACCGCCATGCAATCGCTTAATGGGTGATTGGGAGGGGAGAAAAACTTCTTAAATAATTTAATAAAAATTAAATAATCTCAAATATTAACCGTATATTTAATAAAAATTAAACAACATGACACTACGTAAAGCCACGAGGCAAAAGTCAAAAATCAGATTAGGATTATCAGCCGTTTCAGGCGGCGGTAAAACCTACAGCGCAATTTTAATAGCCAAAGGATTGGCTAACGGTGATTTATCAAAGGTAGCTTTGATTGATACCGAAAATGGTTCGGGGGATTTATACTCCCATTTAGGGGATTACAATGTATTGCCGTTGGAAGCGCCGTACACCCCGGAAAACTACGCAAAAGCAATTAAAACCTGCGAGGATGCCGGGATGGATGTTATTATCATTGATAGCATTACCCATGAATGGGATGGCAAAGGCGGTATACTGGAAATTCATTCCGCGATGACCGGAAACTCTTTTACCAATTGGGCATTATTAACCCCGCGTCACCAAAAATTCATTGATGCTATTTTGCAATCAAAATGCCACATTATTACTACCGTTCGCCGTAAACAGGATTATGAATTAGTAACTAACGACAAAGGCAAATTAGAGCCTAAAAAGGTAGGATTAAAAGAGGTTACCCGAGAGGGATTTGATTACGAATTAACCTGTAACTTAAACCTGGACACTAACCACATGGCTACCGCTTTAAAGGATCGTACGGGGTTGTTTATGGATGAACCCGATTTTATACCTACGATTGAAACGGGTCAATTAATTTACGATTGGTGCGAGAAAGGTATTGAACCTATAAAATTCGATGCCGAACGTGAGTTGAAAGCCGCTAAAAATTTGGTTGATTTACAGGCTGTTTGGTTATCGTTATCGCCGGTCGACAAAGAAAAATATGTCGGTGTTAAGGATGCTGTTAAGGTTGAATTGCAGAAACCGGCTGCTGAACATAAGGTAAAAACCACTAAAACTAAATAATATGTCGCAGGAGCTCGAATTATTGAAAAGAACTTTGGTTGGCGCAACTATATTAGATATAGAATATGAGCCAAAAAACGATTGCCCATTAACTTTAATATTGGATAATGGCGATACCTTACAATTGACAGCTAATGGCGACGATATGACTTATTTAAATATTAACGTTACCAATGAATTTGGTATTAATACCATAAACTTATGAGCAAAGAATTAGCACTCCACCACAACGAACAAAGATTTAGCCTTTCGGGGCTAAATCTTGAATTGGATAATTTCATTAACCGGGATAAGGCCGGTATAATAGAGGTTGCACAAATAGCCGCTGCATCCGTATCAGACGGCGAAGTTGATGCCTTAGATGCACTTATATTTGTAAAAAAAGGTAGTGAGTTATTTGAGGAAATGAACAAACGCATTCGACCAATGGCTGAAAGTAAATCAGTAGGTAAGGATTACACTAAATTTGGTGTTAAAATTACCGAAGCTATGGCCGGGGTTAAGTATTCGTTTGATGAATGCGAAGACCCTATTTACGAACAACTAAACGCCACTTTTGAAGCTGCTAAAAAGGAATTGGAAGACAGGAAAAACTTTTTAAAATCTGTTACTAAACCGATTGATATTGTGGTAAATGAAGCTGAAGTTTATACAATTCAACCACCTATCAAATCCGGCAAACTTGGTTTTACTTTAACTATAAAATAATGGAAAAAGTAAAATACCAAATATACCCGACATTATTGGATTCATTCTACTGGTACAAACGCGGGTACAATGAAAAAGAAGAGTTTATAAACAAGATTAACCGCGTCAAATCAGAAATGCCGGAAGCAGCACGCAAAGGCGTTGCGTTCGAGTCATGTGTTAATAACCTAATAAAAACAGGCGTAGTAAATGAGCCATTAATGCAGGCATCGTTTTTTGAAATGGATGGTTTTTCATTCAAAGGCGATATTGTTTTGAAAATCGCTAAAAAGCTACAGAATGCCAAAAATATACAGGAATATATCCAGGCTAATGTTCACACGCCAGCCGGGTTAATTAAGGTGTACGGGTTTATTGACTTTTCATATCCTGATATGCAGGTGGATTTAAAAACCACAGGTTCTTATAAGCCTTCAAAGTACGCAATTAATAACCAACATAAATGTTACCCGTTGTTAAATCAATTAAACGGTGGATCAGTTAGTAAATTCAATTATGTGGTTACTGATTTTGAGCAAATGTACATTGAGCCTTATGTACATTCAAAATCAATGATTGACGAGTTTATTTTTAACCTGGTTGAGTTTACGGAGTTTTTGGAGGCGAATAGGGGGATTATTACTGATAAAAAAATATTCAATTTATGAAAAACATCATGATAGATATAGAAACGATGTGTAATAGATCAACCGCCTCAATAGTATCAATAGGCGCTGTACAATTCGATCTTAAAACCGGCGAAACGGGTAAGACATTTTACCAAAACATCGACCTGCAAAGCTGTATTGATGCCGGGTTAACATTATCAGCATCCACAATAATGTGGTGGATAGATAAGGATAAAGAAGCGCAAAATTCATTAAAATCAATGCCTGTAAAACTTACAGTCGCTTTAAATAGCTTTGAAACATGGCTTGAAGAATGCGGCGGTATATATTGCGATATTTGGGCAAATTCCCCTTCATTTGATTGCGTTATTTTAAAGAACGCTTTTAATGCTTGCGATATTGAATTGCCTTGGCGTTATTACAATGAGCGCGATTGCCGTACATTGGTGCAATTCAATCCTGAAATCAAAAAACAAATGATTAATGATTTGGCGCATGATGCCTTATCAGACTGCCTTTACCAAATAAAATATTGCAGCGCGATTTATAATACAATTAACATAAATAAATAACAATTAAAATTAACAACGAAAATGGCAAAAGGACAGAGCTACTACGGTAGCATTGATGTAACAACATTATTAGCGCAAGCTAAATTACCTCATTCGGCATTCGTAAGGGCAGGTAAACAAAACAAAATATTCGCACAGGTTACGGTGTGGGTAAATGAAGAACCTGATCAATACGGTAATTCATGCTCGATTAAACTAAACAGCAAAGATGCTGAAATGGCAAAGGCCGAAGGAAACGTTTACCTGGGTAATCTGAAAAAATCAGAGGCTAAAGCACCGGAACCGGTTGAATCAAATGCGGCTGAATTAGAAATCGAGGATGATCTTCCTTTTTAGGCTATGAAAAAGACTTTATCGACACGTTTAAGAGAACGTACAGAAACAATCGAATTTCGTGCTATAAAGGCTAAGTTAATGGTAGTTGCCCAAAATAAGGGCAACTCCATTTTGCTTATGCAAATAGCTCCCGAAACAATAACCATGTTACAAAACGAATTATTAACCGTAGAACAAATTGAAGATCATGGCTACAAAAAATTCAAAATCTCCTGGTAATCTAATACAGGGCCAAACGCGTGAATATTGGGTAAATGCTGCCAAACAGTTTATTTGGCCTATTGATTTTACAGATCTGCAAATATTAGTGCCTGAAAAAGATTTGCAATTAGCTAATGATGATTTAATGGTTTGTCACTTTCGCGCAATGAAAAGGAACAATTATTTAGATTAAATCAGAAATTTCGCATACCATCAACCGGGTGCGAATTAACATTAATCGATATAACTTCAAAGTCATTGATATTAAAATATACCAACCGTGACAAACCAAATATTCCAACTACACCAGAAAACCTATCAAAATCCTTGAAAATGGGTATTTGGTTGAAAGTTTAATTTGCATAATTATTTAATTTTTATTAAATTTATACATGCTAAGAATTTATCACAACCATGAAAAATGGGAA